GATTCATCATCGTTGAGGCGGCAATGGACCCGTACAGACCCGTGCCACTGTCGGCCACTGGGTCAAACGCGATATTGGCGGGGTCATAGCCAACGGCCCGCGCGCTGTAGCGCACGACTTCAGCGCCTGCGATGTTCTGCATAGAAGCGGTTGCCAGCGCGAGCACATCGCCCGCCGACTGGCGCGTGACCTCCCACTTTTTGTAGGGACCAGAGCAGACGAGTTCGACCGTGCGCGTCGTGGCCTCGGCGTCGTGGATCGCGTGCGCGCTGTCCACAAACCCCGTCCACGCCGTGCCCCACACGCCCCACCTATTGGGAATGCGCACCCGCACCACGTTCATCGGCTGTGGGGCGACCTGATCCAACAGGAAACCGTCAGGGTCGTGAAACGACAGGGTGGCCTGGTTGGACCCGTTCGCCGTCACGAGCAAGCCCTGGAACGCCGCGAGCGTTCGCAGTTGCCATGCTAGACGGTCGGGCTGGCCGCGCACCCCACGCCGGGGATTCGGCTGGCTCAGGGTGATATCATAGAGGGGGCGATGCGACCATGTAGCCATGCGTCACATTCCCCCTCCCGGTTCTGACAGCGGCGCGCGGCGTGCGACGTGCTACGCCTTCCACGGCAACGTCAGTACCGTGCCTGGCGCAAGCGCGACATAGTCAAAGACCGCAGGATTAGCGGCGTAGATATCGTCTATGTAGGCGTAGATGTCCGCATAGCCCGCGTCTCTGAGAAAGCGAGACGCGACATGGACGAGCGTATCCCCCGCCTGCCACACATACCGATACCCGTCCATGCCGCCTCCATATCCAAGGGTGTGTTAGCGGGGGTACGGCGTGATAGCGAGTTGTGGCGCTGGCACGCGCACAGCTGGTGTCAGCGCGTGTGGGCCGTACTCGCTCAGTTTAAGCGTGTAGGCAGCGTATAAGTGCCGGGTCGGCTCGATGCGGTCCTCAAAGGAGTCAATAAAACAATGGCGCACGCCTGCGAAACGCGCGGGATAACCAAACATGATGAGCGTGTTGCGCTTTCCGATAAGGGGGCGGAAGTGCTCCATGGCCCACAGGCCACCCGGCCCATCGTAGCCGTCAATGCCCGTGAAGCCTTGAAGCGTGTACGTGGATGGTTTCACGCCGAAGTCAATGCGGCCGAAGCCGTCTAGAGTTTGCGCTTCCGTGTACACTGGGGTGCTCGTCGCCGTGAAGGTCTGCGGGTTAAGCCGTCCCACATACGTTACCCGACCGTCGCTTAAATAGAACTTCTTGGTGATCTTCTTGGCGCGCTCGACAAAATGGAACAGGCGCTGCGCGTCGGTCATCTCTGCCATACGACACGCCTCGCATTCACACGATGAGCAACAAGAACCCCCGCGCGGCACGGCCGGCGAGGTTGAATAGAGACAATGGAAGGTAGGTGGGTGGGTTGACTATGGGCGACGGATGCGCCCACTAGTCCGCTTAGTCGTCACTTTCGTCAGGGCAACCCTAAACCAACACGCACGGCAAAATGAGCGGTCATTGACGATCCCCTACTCAATTCCTATACTAAACTAAAATCGCATCACAGGTGAAGGGAGGGGAGTCAATGTACTTCCAAACGAGTGGCATAGCACGCGCCATTGCAATTGGAGGGTTATTTACATGCTTGGTTATAACCAACCACGGGCGCTCACGTGCAAGCGGGGAGGCATTGCTTTTACCCCCTCGCTCCGTTTTTATGCTTCCTCCATCTCTAACAGGGACCCCGTATACTTTGTACGGATCGCAGGCATCTACCACATCTCATTTTTCAAGCGGGGATGCTTTGACAACGTATTGGTGGTCTGTGTTGCCAATTGGCATGAACAAGCCATCCTTGGGCAGCTTCAGTGTTACGGTGATGCGTAGTGCGGCGCTGGCAAGTGCCAGAAGCGCCAGTTTCAATTCTGACGCATCTCACGGATGCATCGGCAATGGTTCGGGGTGTAGCACTACTTCTCCTCCAAATACCCCCCTTCTTGGCAAACCAGGTGGCGGGTGGTTGCGTGGAGTATGCACTCAATCAGTGTATTGTGCATACGCAGGTGGAGCTACCTACCGTAATGTGTTTTTTGTGGTTGAGGTTGACTGCGAAGGGCCACACGCTGCAAGATGCACACAATGGACAGACCGCTTAATCCGCCTCTTGGTTGGACACCTGGAAGCTTACGCAGGAGTGCCAGACACGACGGCAAACGAGCCACCGGCACGACAGCCAACCATCAACCGCCCCGTAGAACCAGCACCACTTCTACCACCGTCATCACTGTTCTATTTTAGTGACCTCGGGCACTATAACGGCGGGGTGTACTCCCACACAAGTCAAGGCATACGCGTTGACGATTGGACACTTAAACCCTCAATTTTTACAGGCAATGTAGGTGCAACGTATCATCTTTTCTTCTATCGCAACAACAAAGACGCCTTAGTAGCAAATCAGTCTATAAAAATGCAACTGATGAACGCCCTTTCGGCTGTAACCCTTCAGCAAATCGATCTACATCGCACCGAATTGAACATTGCAGACCTCCATGCGTGGATGTTCATTACGCCCAACATCCACTGTGACACAAACGGTGGCTTTGTTTTTCGCAACATTGTTGTACTTATGGGGGTTAACTCTCAAGATAATGTAGATACATGCACTAGTAAGGTGCAGTGGGCCGCCGACACAGAAGCACGCATCTTGAACGCCGCTTCAGATTACGGCCTTACCCACTAAATCACACATGGCCCTTGCCGGTTTCGGCGTCATCCCCACTACCGCTACGTGGACGCCCTTCACCGCTTAGGTTGTCGAGGTACTCGTTCAACCATTGAGGCGTTGTCATGACGATGCGTGGACTATAACGGCGTACGCGTAACTTGCCTCTGAGCGCAGCCATACGCAACGCGCTAGGTGATGCATACCCAGCACGCCGTGCGGCCTCAGCTAGCGTTATGTAATCTTCTTCGTCTGCCACTATAGGCGCATACAGCACTGCAACCGACATGCAAGCCTATTCCCCCTCCACCTATTATATTAGTATTGACGATAGCGTAACAACATGCTATCCTCAAAGCGGGTGGGTAATGGCTCGCCTAAACAGAAACCCGTACATCACTCCCTAGAAGTTGAGATGTACGGGCCACCCCAGCAAAGGAGTGTTCGTCATGAGTATAGCAGACAGAAGCGACCATCTGCGCGTCATTGCCGCCCCCGACTTCCCGTGTACCAGACATGAGGCGTTCGCCGTCAAGATGATGGGCACCTTGAAAGAACTCAGCTTTGCCGAGCCAGGATGGGCCACGGACCTCACGGACCAAGCAAGCGCCACCACAGACCCCCAGCAGCAGAAGATGTACGGCATGTTCGCCCTCATCCTCGTCATCATGAACGCCGACGCCATCGAAGCCAACATGCGCGCCCTGTACACGCCGGGCCTGTCCGTCGTCGCGGCTGTCCGTCCGACGCCGGTTCCGGCCTGCTAGGAGGCTAGACCATGGATACCATGACGGGGGCGCGTCTGCGCGCCCCCCATCGGCACGACTACAACGTGCAGACGTTCGGCGTAGCGTCCAACGACCCGCTGCCACCGCTGCTGGACGGCCTGTGGGAGGTCTACGGGTTCGACATCATCGGGCCGCGCACGTACAGCAGCAGCCTGCACACGGGCGTCGCGTGGATTACCGTCGATAGCCCCGCCGTCGCGGGTCGGAAGGAGCAGCCATCGTGAACGGCTCAACCATCGCAACCCCTCCACCGGATCGCCGAGGGTGGGACATCATCCAGTCCGGCGAAATCGTCGCTGCGGAAATCCCGTGGTGGCAGGATGACCCGTACTGGAAGGGGCAGGAATTAACCGACAATCAGACATGCCAGACACACAGCACAACGATGACGACGCTGACGTTCCTGCGCAAGGAGGCGTAGGGCATCCGACGTTCACTGACTCGCGGCCAGTGGCCGCGAGTCAGTTAGTAGTACCGGGAGGGCGTAAGGCATGGGCAACATCATACAGGCGACCATCTCAATCAAAGGAACGCGTCCGCTGTTCTGGCACGTCTTCGGCCCCGACGCGATCCCGTTGGAGAAGCAGGAGCGCACCGGCGTCGCTGGCAACGACCCCGAGGAATGGCGCAAGACTCATAGTGCTACACCGGATGGTCAGCTTTATGTCGATTCGAGTTACGTCTTCGGATGCTTGCGCGACGCTGCACGGCACACCAAGAGCGGCCGGGGTAGCATCCAGTCCAATCTCGTGGCAACGCTCCAAACGCTAGACGACCGTGTGCTGGTAGATCGTTGGATGCCCAAGGACGGAGACCCGACACGCGACTCGACCGCGCCCGTGTACATCGACGTGCGTTCGGTCAGGAATCCGGCGACGAAAGGGCGCAACGTGCGCTACCGTGTCGCCGCCTCGACCGGGTGGATCGTCACGTTCGGCGTCTTGTGGGATAAAACTATCGTCAATCGTCAGCAGATGGAAGCGGTCGCTATCGACGCTGGTCGCCTGGTCGGCATCGGTGATGGACGCTCGATGGGCATGGGGCGCTTCTCCGTTGAAAACTTTGAGGTTGAAGATGCCTAGACATCGCCCGCCCCGTGAGGTGTGGGAGGCCATCCGTCGTGTCGTGTTGGAACGCGATGGATGGCGCTGTGTCCGCTGTGGCGTGCGTGTTCACGATGGAGGCCCGCACGATGCCACGTCGGCTAACGTAGACCATGTGAGAAGTGGCAAGTTGGCGTCCAACGCACTTAGTAACCTGCGTAGCCTCTGCCGACGTTGCCATGTCCTACGCGCGTGTAACCGCCATCGCGGCATGATTGCCTCTGCGCTCAAGGATGGTATTATTGGGCCTGATTGGCGACGAGATGTGTGGGATGAGGGACAGCTAAGCAGCCGCCCGCCTTAACGTGGGTGGCTGCTTAATCAGGTCTGGCTAGGCTGGCTCAGGTTAGGCGAGGTTTGGTACGCCTTGGCATGGTGAGGCTAGGCGGGGCCGGGCGTGGTGTGGTCAGGCAAGGCAAGGGGAAGCGGCGGGATTGGCCCGCCGCTTTTATTTTTTGGTACTTGACGTGCGCGGCATACCCCCTCTACAATAGCGTGCGAAGGGGGGGCACCTTATGCATCACTTTGTTGCTGTCGGTTTACTTTTGCTATCTTCGCAGTCTCCACATGTAAATCGGTCGGATGTGTCCTTATGGGCGCACGATGTAGCCGCTATTATCGCGCCGTGCAATCGAGACTTTCTGACCATGAACAAGGCATTGCGGAGCTTTCGGAGCGTCCGTAATGCGCGCGCTGTATTTCACGCAGCCGACCTTGCCGCGCCAGCAGCTCACCGAGCGTTAGCAAGTTGTTCAATCGCTTTCGTGACGCTGGACCCGCCTTTTATGTCCGAATCTCCCAGTGACCAAAAAGCCATCCATGGTGATGCTCGCATTTTATCTGTTACCAGCTTAATGAGCTATGCAATGAGGGACATCGCTAGAGCGGCACAAGACATCGTAGCGATTTCAGCCAACCACACATCACTTGCTCCGCTTGACGACATTCCACAACGGATGGACGCAGCAACCCGCGAAAGCGATCAGGCAACAGCGCAAGTTCAAGTCATCGTAAACAGCTATTTATGAACCAATGCCAACTTAACGTAAATGCCCCGGTAATGTCGGGATACCCGGCGCAGGCGGCGTGTTGTCCGTCGGGCCATACGATTGATGGGCGATAGGCTTCCGCCCGGGGTTGATAGTGTGCGTGATGGTGTGCGTCTGCGGCTTGACCTGCCCCGTGCCGGCCGGCGTTCCGTTCGGGTGCGTCAGCGTGACAGTCCCCCCTATCTGGATTTCGACCTTCTGCGCGGCGTTGAAGGTGTCGTGCCCGTAGTGCTGCGCGTCGGGGCCACTCCCGTTATACGACGTGAGCGCCTGTTGCCAATTGCCGTGCGATGCGTGACCGAGGCTGGCCATATAGAGGCCCTGGGCCATCGTGGCGATGCGCGGGTCCATCGCCGCCTGGCGCGGGTCTTCACCTACGCCATGTCCCAATTTCTTTTCCGCTTCACCCAGCCAGCGGGCCGAGTTCGTCGCGTTCGTGCCGGGCGTGAAGTCAAATTGCGCGATGCCACGCCCGTTCCCGCCGCGCTGGATGGCGCCAGGATTGAAGCCTGACTCAGCCTGCCCCTGCGCCAGGAGAACGGCCAACGGTACGCCCGTTCGGCGCGCCGTCATCTCGTAGTCGTGGAACGTGTCAGCGTTGAGATACGATCCGCCCACCTTGAGGCCACTCTGCCGGTACTGGCTTAACTGGTACTCGGGAATAGGGCCAAAGCCTCTGCCCGTGGACGCATCCATCGTGCCGGCCGCGGCTGGGTTAGACGCATAGCCGAGCGGGTCGGTATGCGCCTGGTAATCAAGCAGGCGTTGACGGTACGCCTCTGCTTTCGTGGGGTCTGGCGACCCGGCGCCAGGGGCCGTGTCGCGCACGAGATCTAGACGCGCCTTATTGGCTGCGGGTTCGTCGTGGCGCGCCAAAGCCGCGTGCAACTTTTGTTCATCACGCCCCTGCTGACTGTTGTTCAATTGCCCATTGGCTCGGATGACCGCCGCCGTCCACTGTTCAAGCGCGATAGCTGCCTTCTCGGTCGCCGCCGTCTGTCGGTTCGCGGCATCAACACCCTTCTGGTCGAACGTCGTCCCTGTTTCGGGATGCGCTTTCTCCTTCGTTTGGAGCGAGGCATAATAATCCTCGGCCGCCTTGGGGCCTTGCGACACGAGGCGCTGCACGACGGCCGCCGCGTCTGGCCCCTTGAGGCTGGAGAGGTCGAGGCCGGCTGTCTGGAGCGCCTGCTCGGCCACGTCCGTCCCATACGCGCCACGGTCATAGCGTTTGGCAACGCCGGCGTAGGCGTCCCACAACTGGGCTGGGTTCCGCTGGGCCGCGAGGAATTGGGGCTCCGACATGCCGAGCATGGCGCTCATTTGGATGGCCTGACTGCCCTGTGCGCCGATAGCGGGGGCGAGCGCCTGCTCCACGTGCAGTTCGGGGCCAACAAACGCCTGCGTGGCCGCAAACGATGAAACCCCGATAGCCCCAAGGCCCGCTGTCTGGTTCAACTCCTTGATCGCGGCCGTAACGCGGGACAGGCTAACTCCAGTGAGGCGTGACGCCTGATCCATTTCGGCGTAGGTATCGCTGATTTGGCTCCCACTGAGGCCGGCGCGGGCGTACTGTCCCGAGAGTTGCGTGGTCGCGCCCAGATCCATGCCGCCGACGCGGGCAAGGGCCATGGACGCTGAGAGCGTCCCGCCCAGTTGGCTGCTGTCCACGCCCGCGTCACCTAACTGGCGCGCCGCAGCGACGCTCTCCTTCTCGTGGTACAGGTAGCCCCAACCGGTTTGCTGCGCGGTCGTCAACTCAGACGATGGTGTGGCGCCCCCTCGGCTACCGACGCCGCCCGCTAAGGTTTGCTCCTCAGCGAAATAATGACTCGATTGCGCATTGATGCCCAGGCCGACGCCGACCGCAGCCAATGCCCCCGCGACCGGCGCGAACAGTTCACCCAGGGCTCCAGCGACGGGACGCGCCAGACCAGACACAACATCGCCAGCCGCGCCCATGCCGGCCGCGTCAAAGGCCCCGCGCGTCAGACTGGCAGCCACACTGCCGCCCGAATGCGTGAGCGCGGACGCCATCTTGTCAGCGAAGGTGCTGGCGGTACGGTCTGTGTCTTGCGCGGTCCCACCACCACTCCCGCCGAAAATGGAGGGGAACGAAGGTCCGCCCGCTGTTGTGGACGATGCGCGCCCCTGTGCCTGCGCGGACGCTCCCCCCGTTGTTTGCTGTTGGGTAAGCCAAGCGCTAAACGTCCGATATAAGTCATCGGGCGCCGACGATTGCGCAACCGGCGCCCCTTGGGCAACCGGCGCCCCTTGGGCAGGCTGTACTGGTTGGGCCAATGAGGTCGACTGCGCCCCCTGGGTCAGTTGTACTGACTGCGCCAATGGGGCAGGCTGCACCCCTGTCGGCACAGACTCAGGGGCGGTAGCAGCAGTCGTGGTCGCCTGCGCGAATTGGTCAACCTGCGCGCCAATCGTCGCACGCCTATCTTCGGCGCCCATGACGGATTGATGCAGTGCCGGTGAGAGTGCCCACACGTCCTCGGGGGTGCGCGTCGCTAGCTGCGTGCGCACGTCGTCGTAGTCATCGGCCTTGAGCGGCTTGCTGCTTGGGTTAGACAGATCACTGGGGCCAGGCATCTTCAAGGCGTTGAACAGGCGTGTCGCCTGTGTCTCGCGCTTCTGGAGGTCAGGGTCCAGCGCCTCGGCGTCGCCGCGCAACCGGGTCAACGCCTCGGGCGCCGGACCGCTTGTCGGGGACGCGGGTGCGGGACCGCCTCCTATCGCAGGAGAGGATGGGGGCGCCGTCGTCGGCTGCGTGAACGTCGCGGGCCATGCTGCCCCTACTGCGGGAGGTGTGGGCGCTCCTGGCGCTGATGTCGCCGTGGACGTTGCGGGTGGCGTTGGGGGCGCGCTCTCCGACCATGCGCCATACGCTTGATAGAATGCGCCGCCTGATAGAGTAGTGGCGTCTGGCCGCGCCTGCACGAAGTCGCGCAGTCGGGCGTCAATGGCGTCCTGGCGCGCGGCAATCCCCGCCTGAATGCGCGCCATCTCGGGGTTCTGCTGAGCATACAGGTCGGGCGCGTACTGACTGGTGCGCTGCTCAACCTCATCGTAGGAACGCGCGGGATGCTGCTTCCCCTCCGGCGCCTGGTTAAAGACCTCGGTGGCACGCTGACGCAACTCAAGCAGCGTGTCGTCGAGGGCCTGGGCATCCTCACGCAGGCCGTTAATGTTGGCGCGGGCCTGGTCAGTGTCAACGGTGAGAGGGATGGATACCTCGTCGGCGTCCTCGTTCATCCCCACGCGCCCCTCTCTCTACGTGGCCGGTCACGATCACCACGGTCACCATCGTGACGCACTACCGGCGCGTCATGGGTTGCCACGCGCGCTCATCCAGCACGCCCCCGTCGTCGCCGTCGTCGCCATCGTCGCCGCCGCCCCAGAGATGAGGCGGTAAGGTTGGCGGCGCGTCAATCCAGAGGGGATCGCTGGCGAAAAACTCTTCTTCAGCGTCTTCCTCGGCCCGCGCCGCCTCGGCGCGCGTTGGCGGTGGCTTGAGGGCCTCAAACGCGCCCTGTGGGTTGTGCTGGATGGCCCACGCCACCAGGCGGTCTTCGTGGTGGTCCTCGTGGCGGTCCTCCTCGTCCCACTCCTCATTGAGCGTGACGTAGGCCCACTCGTCTGGGGTTAGCAGGCGGCCGGGGCCACCAAAGAAGGTGCTATCGCGGAGTCGCCTCCACTCAGCCCTCTTCAGTGGCCGCCTGAGTTTGGGTCGCGCGCCCGGTCCCGACGCTTGACGGCCGGCTGCAATTCGGCCCAAGCATAGGACGCAAAAATAGCGTCGATGAACGGGCCAGGGTGCGTGTCGAGCCATTCCATGCGGCGCTCAAACTCGTCCTTCTCGTCCCCGCCCCCACGACGCACAGGGCGACCGTTAATCGCGCGCAGGGCCATGGCAATACGAATAGTCTTGGCCGCCTTGGGCTGCAAGATAGGCGGGACGCGTTGCAATCGTTGTGTGAGCTTGTCCTCTTCCTGCTTGTCAAGGATATGCCACGTCACGTCCCAATCCTGGTCGCCGTACTCAACGATGGCCTCAATGGGTGTGATCGTGCCCCATTCCGGCAAGGGGATACCGCCACCCTCGCCCTCACCGTCACGCGGCGGCGCATCCTGTGCATCGAGCGACGTATCAGCCATAACCACGCGCCACCACCTTTTACGACGTGGCACAGACGAGTCTACACCCGTCTGTGTCCCGTTCCCAACCTACACCACGTCACATGAACATCCCAGGAAGCCCCGCCTTTCAAGGTGGGGAGGAATGGGATTGCTCTCAGCAACGTGCCGCGCCAAGCGGCGCGTTTCCTGTGAACTCTCTCTCCTAAAATCTGGTATACTAGGGGTATGAGCATCCGCACTATCGCCCTGACGTTGAAGCCGAACGCCGCCGAAGCGACCGCCCTCGCGCGGCTGCAAGAGGCGTTTAACGCGGCCTGCAATCATATCAGCGGCGTGGCGTGGGAGGCTCAGGAGTTCAACAAGGTGCGCTTGCAACGCTTGTGTTACGGCGACGTGCGGACGTGGTTCGGCCTGATGGCTCAACACACCGTTCGTGCTATCGCTGTCGTGGCTGCGTCGTACCAGACCGATAAGGAGCGGCGGCATGAGTTTCGCGCTGATGCTGCTGTTGTTCTTGATACGCCGCGGCTCTACCGCGTTAAGCACAATCGGGCCAGCATCACGACGCTTGATGGTCGCATCAAGGTAGAGTTGGGCATCGGCGGGCATCAGCGGCAGATGCTCAAAGACGCCGTGAAGCTCGCGGAAGCGGACATGATCCGGGACCGCAAGGGGCGCTGGCGCTTGATGGTCAGCGCCCATTACGCCGACCCGCCAACCATGGACACGACTGGCGTGTTGGGTGTGGACCTGGGTAGACGTGATATCGCGGTTACGAGCGACGGCACGAGTTTCAGCGGACAACGGGTGACGGCCATTCGTGACCGGTACACACGCGTTCGTCGCAGTATTCAAAAGCAAGCCTCGAAAGGCACCCGCAGCACGCGTCGCCGGGCGCGCGCTGTGGGCAAACGGATAGCGGGGCGGGAACATCGCTTCCAGCGTGACACCAACCATATCGTGAGCAAGCACATCGTGGGGCAGGCCGTCGCGTCCAAACAGGCTATCGCCTGCGAAGATTTGACCGGCATCAGGGAGCGCACGAACCGACAGCCCCGGAATAAGACGGAGCGGCGACGGTCCAATAGTTGGGCCTTTCATCAACTCAGGCTGTTCCTGACCTACAAGTGTCAGGCGGTGGGTGTCCCGTTCGTGTTGGTCAACCCGGCCTTTACAAGCCAGATGTGCCATGTCTGTCTCCACATGGGCGACCGCTCCGGCAAGCGGTTTTGCTGCTGTAATCCCGCCTGCGCGTGGCGGGGCGACGCCGACGAAAATGGCGCTCGGAACATCGCGCGTTTGGGGGCGATTGTCTTGCGCCCCGGAGGTCCAGCGTTGTGTTGCTCGTACCAACCCGATGCTCGGGCTACTGCAAGCCCCGTCTTTTAAGACGGGGTTCATGACCTATGGCTAACGATCAATTGCCGAGCAAGCCCTTCGGGACGTTGCGGCCTTGCTTGCCGTCGTCACCGAAGGCGTAGCCCCTAGAAACAGCAGTCATGCTTTCCGTCAAGAGGCCGGTCGGTGACTCGCCTCCCCACGAGTAGTTGCTCAGATGCACGTCGGAGTAGTGCCATGTCGCATCTTCGCGAGTCTGATAGCCACCCTTGGGGTCCACGACGGCCTGGTACAGATAGTGGTAGCGCATGACGAAGGGCAGGTCGCGGAAGTCCACATCCTGCACGCCGGGATACTCGTTGCGCACCATCTCGGGGAGGTCCGACCCGCGCTGCATCTGACGGCGCAGGGTGATGGTGAACTGACGCGCGCCGACCACGACCTCCTGAAAGTCACTGCCACCTTCGGGTTCTAGGTGAACGCCATTGGCTTCGGCGTTGTTAAACATCTGCCAACCGCCGAGCAACTGCCCTCCGAGGTAGAGTTGGCAATAGCGGGCGTGACGTTTGCGTGTCCGGTTATTATCACGCATGTACGAGTGAATATCCTGCGAGAGGACAGGTCGGCTTGTCACAGGCATGGGTCGAAACTCCCACAAGTGGTAAGGCCCCACGACCACCCCGCATGTGTCCATGAGGAGACGCAGGGCAGTGGAACAAATGTGCGTGTAGGTGTGTGCGTGTGTGCGTAGGTATGCGTGCGCCTATGGGTCTGGGCTAGAAGCCGATTTTTTGGATTAGCTACCTAATGTGCTATACTTGGACTATGAGCGATACCACAGCAGTACCGAAGCGGCAGCCAATCGCCGTACGCTTGAACGATGCGGAGCGGGCGATGGTTGAGGCGCGCGCGGAGGAATGGGGCGTGTCCCTGGCCGCCGCTATCCGGCGCATGATCCGCGAGTACGGGCGCGACGCGACGGGCAGCAAACGGTGAAAGCGCATAGGGCGTATCAGTACCGCCTCTATCCCAACGCTACCCAAACAAAGGCGCTGGACTGGACGCTGGATCGCTGCCGTGAGTTATACAATGCTGCGTTAGAAGAACGACGCGAGGCGTACCGCATGGGCGGCGCAAACATCTCGCGCTTTGATCAGCAGCGTCAACTCCCCGGCGTCAAGGATGTGCGCCCCGAGTACAAGCGGATCGACGCCCAGGTGTTGCAGGATGTGACCCGCCGACTCAATTTGACGTTTGAGGCTTTCTTCCGGCGCGTTGCCGAGTTCAAACGTCTCAAGGCGACGGGGATCAAGGCCGAGCGCAAGGTCGGCTTTCCGCGCTTCAAGTCAAAGTACCGCTACAATTCGCTCACCTTCTCGCAAACGGGGTGGAAACTGCCCGCCCTGGATAGCGGGCGGCTCTACATCACAAGCATTGGGCACCTCAAACTGAAATGGTCGCGGCCTATTGACGGGACCATCAAGACGGTCACGATCAAGCGCGACGCCGAGCAGTGGTACGTCACCTTCTCGTGTGAGGTGGAGATACCCGACGCGCCGCCCGCGCACGACAAGCCCGCCGTGGGTATCGACCTGGGCCTAGAGTATTTCGCCACATTGTCAACGGGTGAGCACATCGAGAACCCGCGTCACTACCGCAAGGCACAGGCTGTGATCGCCAAGCGGCAACAGGCGTTTGAGCACAAGAAGAAGCGCGTCAAACTGAAAGACGGCACGTATCGTTACGGGAAGAACCGGGCCAAAGCGGGCATCGCGTTGAAGAAAGCCCATCGGCACGTCGCCAACCAGCGGCGTGACCTGCACCATAAGACGGCCCGCATGATTGTGGATACCTACGGTGCGGTGGCGGTCGAAAGCCTGTCTATTGACAACACGACTAGGCGACCCGCGCCCATTAAGAACGACGATGGGACGTACGCGCCCAACGGGGCAGCAGCGAAAGCAGGGCTGAACAAGAGTATTAATGACGCCGGTTGGGGCAACTTCCTTTCCATTCTCACCGACAAGGCTGCGAGCGCCGGTTGTGTGATCGTGAAAGTGAACCCAGTCGGTACATCGCAGGTGTGCAGCAGGTGCGGGGTCAAAGTCCCCAAGGCGCTCGACGTGCGCTGGCACGATTGCCCACACTGCGGGTTGTCGATCCAACGCGACGAGAACGCCGCGCTGAACATCCTTATGCGGGCTGGATTGGTCCGCTCGGCCGCGTAAGCGACGCCGGGAGAATCCCACGGCTGTGGTCGCGGGAAAAGGTCAAAAGCTGACAATCGGCGTGATGTCGATCTCGCCGTAGGGGAACGGGTAGAGCAGGTTGACCGCGGCCTGGGGGCGACCCGTCGCCGGATCAATGGACAACTGAATACCGCCAGGGCCAAGCCCGTTCGTCGTGTCACCCATCTGGGCCACGGCGGTATTGAGCGCATAGGTGATATCGGCCACGTCACTGCTGCTGTCGAGGCGCGCCTGCCCGCTGAACGGATCGACCGCCTGGTACAGCCCGTACTCCACGGCATTGTCTACATCGCGCATTGACACCTGGTAAAAGATGTTGACGTTGTTGGAGCCAGCCGGGTACTCGGGCGTGGTCGTGATGTTGTCACGGATCGTGATGGGACCGTTTGCGGCCGTTTGTCGCAACACCGTGAGTCCGGCCGCGCCCAGCGCATCCATTTGTGAAGGCGACAGGGGGCCGGTGACGCCCGTGTTGCCGAATCCCGTAAAACCGTTCAGGGGCTGGTTCTTGTTGCACGTCACGCGGCGCGGGCCGCTTGCCTTGAGCGCCACGAGCGCCGCCGCCTCGTAGAAGCCGGCGTAGGTGTCGCCCGCGCCCGTCACCGGGTTAGCCATGAAGGCGAGGTCGTGTCCCACGCATTGCAGGCGATCGGACAGGAACGGCGTCGTGTACGAGCCCGCCAGCGTCGTGTAGGGCGTGCCGGTGGCCGCGCCAAGGCCGAAAAAGCGATAATTGTTCGAGCCAATGGCCGCCGACAGGTGCGCTAGCACCGTGGGCGCGATGGCGGCGGCGTCGAACGCCGCCCAGCCATAATCAGCGCGGTAGGCCAGGCTCTGCTGCATCAGGGACGCGATGGTCGGATCGCTCGCCGTCGCGCCCTTGCCGTCCAGGCCGCCCGTGAACGCTGTGCCGGGGGCCGCGACCGCAACGCCTGGATACGCGGTCGCGCTGTTGACGGCCGAAACGGTGACGACCGACGAGGGATTGGCGACGGGTTGCGCGCCTGCGATACGGTCAGCGATAGCCTGCCACGACGAGAGGTCTCCCTGCGCGCTTGTGATGGCAAAGACGGGCGCGTTGGCCGCCGAGGTATCCACGACGATCACGGAGGTAATGGCGCTGGTGGCGCCGCCCACGGTCGTCTGCACCGCTAGCGCGTTGCCGCGTGAGCCGGCGTACGCGCCGATCCCTTGTAGCGTCAGGCCACCGAGAGTGGCCGAAGCGCGGGTAACGCCGACGCGGCAGCCGACGATATTGATGGGCGAGCTGCGGCGCGTTTGCGCCTGGCTCCCCAACACCTGGATGCCCAGCGGGCCGGTATAGCCAAGGGACAGGGGCGACGAGGCGAGACCATAGACCTGTTGCGCCTGCTGAGGAGACAGGTTGGGAATCGGCACGTCCGGGCCTTGCGGCGCGGTGAAGTAGGCGGCGACGCTATTGGCTGCGTTGCCGGCGGTGAGTTGTGTCGCCACCTGCGTCGGGTTAACGACCGTCTTGGATGGAGCGTACGGGGGCATGGCGTGAACCTCCATCCCGTCGCGTGACACGAGGTGACGCAACAGGGTGGCTAAGGGCCACGCCCACGCGTGACCAGAGAACGGAGGGGGAACGAACAGGACCGACGATGCGGAACAGCAACGGCAGCGGCAGCGGCAGCGTCAGCGCGCGCGTCAGCGCGCGCGTCAGCGCCGCACCCAGGGCATCATGGGATGATGGTGCGCGTCACGCTGACCAGTGAGGGAACAGGCGCGAGCGCGCCAGGGAGATACATGGGCGCGCCCCCCTGCCCCTGCGTGGCGGGCAGCGCCGTTACAGCCAATGCAGGGCGCGGGTAGGGCGACAGGGGCGCGTACCACGCGCACGCGATGTCGGCCACCAGCGTCACCGTGGCGCGATAGATCTGGCCGTAGGGGCGATCATCCGACAGGCGCGGTTCCGGCGCCTGATCGGCGGCAAAGCGTTTGGACACAATGCCGGAGTCGTCCAGTTTGTGCAAAACGATGGCGGTCTGTGTGGCGCCCGAGGGCAGCACGGCGTACGCGGTCTGCATGCTCCAGCGCAGGTAGCTCATCAGGTATGTGCGCTGGGCCTGGTCGAGCGCCGCTATCTCGAACACGATCTGCGAGTCGGTCGCTTCCTCGCCGAACGTGGCGTATCCACCAGGCGTGCGGTCGATGGCGACGATGTTGTCGCCCGAATTGATCGGTTGCGGCCCCAGGCGCACCTGCACCGCCACCTGTGGGTACTGCGCCTCTTCATCGGCCAGGATAGACGCCACGCGCACCGTCAACGGGGCGCCCGTATCATCTATGAGGGGCGCGAACAGGGGTTTGATAATGGCGCACACGTTGCGCACGGCGTCGTCGCCGAAGCCCGCGATGGTCTGGATGGGCGACGCCGTGAAGACATAGGCCGACGACTCCGGGGGCGCGGACGACTGCGACATGGGCGCCCCCTATCCGTTCTACGCCCTAACTTTATAGATCGGCGGCGAAAGCGTAGGCCGCGAAGTGAGTGCGCATCTCGCGCACGCGAGGTGACGCCCACGCGCGGGCCGCAAAGTCGTTCGCCGCCCGGCCCTTTGTCATGTCTGACGCCGACGCCGACGCCTGTGCCGTTGCCTGCGGGCGTCCTCGCGCGCCCTGACGACGCGAGGGCGAGGACGAGGCGCGCACCCCTCGTGTCGTCGTGCGCGTTATTGTGCGTGGGGACGACCCCGTGCGCACGAACTCACCGTCATGGACCATGCGCAATTCGCCCATCAGGTGGCCGGTCGGCACGAAGCGCACGCTCAGTTGCAGGCGTCCTGTACGGCGCGGGGCCTGCGCCTGTGTTTCCTCGGCCCACGCCTCGCCCACGGCCAGCAAGGCGGCGTCGGCACCCTGATCAAGACGTTCCAGCAGGGCCGCAACCGCGCCACTTAAGCTCTCGTGTGACGCCACCACGGCGGGTTAGCCGATAGACGGCGTGGCTATCGCCGCGCCCGGACGCGCGGACGCCGCCGATGGGGGCGGGGGCGTCACAACACTGGCTGTCGCCGTCGCCGTATCAGCAATGATCGTCGCCGCCTCCTTGGCGGCTTTAGCCGTGCCCGCGCTGGGGTCGGTGTAGCCCGCGCGCCGCAACTCATCGGCCTCCTCCTGCGAGTCGGCCGTGACCGTGCCGTCCGCTCCCGTCAGGTAGTAGCGCCCCGAGCGCACGGTATAGGATGCGTGGTAGTCCGGCGCGCGCAGCACGAGCGCGTTGTCTGCTTTTGTCGTCGTGGTCGCCATAGCGTCGTGTCCTCTCTCTCGTCTCTCGTGAGCCATGCATCGCGTGGCGCGGGAATGTCATGCGTGGGGCGTCAGGTCCATGTCCCGGACACAGGGCCGCTCAGGTCTGGGACGGCCAGCCGATAGATGATGTCCGCTGGATCGCGCATCTCAACAGCGCAGTGGTGCATCACGACCTGCCCGCCCAGCGTCTGCGGATCGTCCACGTCGGCGACCACGAAGCGCGTCGTCACCGTGGACGGCGGTATCACGCGGACCACCACATCGTCTTTTTTTACGTCATGGTCGCCGGGGGCGAGGTAAAGCCGATCCTCGCTGTATTGCACGATGCCGTCATCCGTCTGCTGCGTCCGATTCTCGTTCTGTACCACGACCGCATCAATCGGGATGGGGTTCAGGTAGCCCCCCTGTTGCGGGGTTGTGACCGTCGCTGGGATGATGAAGCCTGTTCCAAAGCACGTCGGGTCGTTCGGACGCGTCACCTCGTGCCGGTCGGGGTCCCAACACGTCGGGCACGGCACAGCGCGTTGTCCTGTCGCGGGGTCAATCGTCGTGGCCGTGATACGCACCGCCAGCCAGCAGCGTTGCGGCCCCGCCATCATGCGGACGCGATACAGCAGAGAGTCCCTGGCAAGCGTATAGGGATTGAACGACCCCATGCCCATCACTGGCTGCATCGCCCCCCCCCATGCCCGCTCAGTGGCTTCCAGGGCATAGCGCGCCCGTTGTGTCCGACACAGGGTGTCCGCTGCGCTGCGTTAGCCCGCTGTTTCCCGCTGAAATTCGTCCCAAATGATGCGGCCAGCCGCAGTAGGTCCTGTGTTTTGAGGGGAATACGATTCCGCCGGATATAGATTTGCCTTCTCGAACCACACTTGCGCCTGCTTACTCAGAGCGGCGGCGCGGGCGGCCCAGTCAATGTTGCCGCCGCCACCAAGCTTGATGTCCTGGGACACCAACGCCGCGTTATTCGCCGCCACGGACAGCGCCTCGTAGGTGGCCCAGTCAAGGTTGCCCATGTTGTTTTGCAGGAACAGGGCGTACTCTTGGTCCGAAAACAGCACGGAGCGCTGGCCAAGGGCGCCCGTCACATTAGAGAAGTTTGTGTCAGAGAGACGCAAACGGAGCTGGTAGATAGGCGCGAGCGGGCCGGTCGTCGTGGGATTGTACGAGTAACTGGGACTATAAGCCACGGCGCGCTACCTCCCCTCTCATCTAGCCACCGTGCTGCATCTGTTGCTGGCGTAAGTCGCCGCGCTGTGCCAGCGCGGCATCACGCTCGGCTTTCGTAGCCCACTGAGGCGACCAACCTCCCCACCATTTGCGTGCTTCCGTGATGCGTCCGGTGGCCTCATATTCGGCCACGCGCCCGCCCTGGGCGATGGCTTTTTCCAGAATGCCATTGGTCACGTCGAACGCGCCCGCCATGCCCAGGTCGCGCCGCACCGCGTCAAGGGATGCGCCTGCTTCACGCCGCCGGTAGGCTTCTCCTAAAATCTGCTCACCCGACCCGTGGATGAGGTCCGACTCCAAACTGTCGAGCAGCGGGGAGTCCGTCGCGTCGTACGAGGGCGTGTCGGCGGGCTCCCAGGCGATGTCAGACGCGGCAGGACCAAAAGATTGAACAGGGTCAATCATGCGCGCGGACTCCCAACGTTAGACATAGAAAATGATGACTCCCACGCCTAAGGCTGTGGGCTTTACAGGCTAGCAATGTAAAGAGTTGTGGTGATATCACTCAGGAGGGAGTGGGCTAACCCACCCCCTCCTGTTCTTACGCTCTAGGCGCCCGCAAACTTCAAGGCGCTGAAATATTTGAATCCAGCCATGGCAAGCGAGAAGCTCCAGCCCAGCAAAATGTCGTCATGTGTCAACAAATACTCATCGGCGCTGCCGCCGTTGATGCCCTGGCGCTGCGGGATATTGCGCCACAGGGTGGGGCGCAGGCCCTTGCCGCGCTGCGTAATGTACATCAGGGGGCCGGCGTCGGCGCGCGGCAGGATGTAGTACGCGGTCGGGTTGGTCAGATAGCGCTCCAGGACCAGTTGCAGGAGGGGCTGCAAGATGGTCTGTCGCAGCGGGCTCTCGTTGCCGAGCGTCGTAATGGGGTTCGCTGTGCCGGCGGCAATCAGCACCGTACTGTTGAGGATCTGTGCGGCCTGCTGCGCGAGGCTAGCGGGCACGACCAGATACTTGGCCGGCTCGTTCATCGGCACGCCCGACGGGTTGAGGTCGGGGTCGCCCGTGAAGGAGTTGACGGCGGCGAGGCCCGCCTGGATGTTGTTGGGGGAGAGCGCCGAGGCGGCGCCGGAGATGAGGTTGCCGGTGAGGCCACCCATCTGGGCGCTGGCGCGCGAGGCCGAGAAAATGGGCAGACCGTCATAGGTCAGGGGATTGCCTTCCAACCCGCTGCGAACCACGATTTTGTTGATAGTCCTATCAACGGCGTTGGTCATGCGGCCAGGCATCGAGTTCAGGAACTGGAGGTCGTCGTTCTCGATGACCTGGAAGGGCAGCGAGATGTAGCGGCCCCACTTCTTCAGAGAGAACTGCAAGGTCTTGTCCGAAAGCGCGGAATCGCGGTAATCGCTCTCCTGGAAGATTTGCAGCGCGTCTTCCAACTGGGCCGGGAAGACGATGGTATTGACCTTGAAGTTGATGACCTGCTCTTCGTGCGCGTAGGTCTTGAAGGCCGGGTCGTACTGCTTGAACCAGTCATCCAGGCGGCGGTACATCAGGTTGGCCATCAGGCCGGGCAAGTCCGATGTGCTGGCAGACTCACGAACCACGGCCGCATCAATTGAGTTGCCGTTGGCGTCGTGCGCGGTGGTCTCGCGGATGACGCTGGACTGATGGTCATAGTCAATCGGCGAGAGACCCTGCGACTCGCGGGCGCGGCCTAGGGCGATACCGAACTCCTTGAGTGGCATGGACCCCAGGCGCGTCAAATCGACGCCAGGGATGGCCGGGAAGGCGGGGACGGTGTTGGTGGCAGTAGCCATTGCTGTCGTTCCTCTAGTGGTGTTACGGCCGCACCACAAAAGAGGAGCGGCAGGGGAAGGGTGAAACGCGAGAGATAGACGGAAAGCGATAGACAGAGGGCGCGCAGCGGACGCGCGCGCGCTGTATGGACGCGACTGCGGGGGCTACTGGGGGGCAAGCTCAACGAAGGCGGCGGTCGTCAGACCATACGCCTGAGCGGCGCCGGTGGTGGTGCCGATGAGCGTGTTGCCCGTGGCGGTCGCCGTCAGCGTCGAGGGGTAAGCCGTCGAATAGTAGTTGGGGCCGAACGCCTGCACGGTCGAACCGTTGGCAATCGTGGTCCCCGTGGCGTACAGGGGCGTGCCTGCCGCCGTGCCCGCGGGCACGGGCAGCAGCACTTCGCCATGCTCAATCAGGACGGTCGTCCCGCCAATCGCGCACGTCAAGACGGATGTGCCAATTTTGTTGAGTTCTTTCGCCAACTCGTTGGACACATGCGCGCCGGCCGCAGCCGGTACATCGACCACAGGTGAAAGACGCTTACGAATCGTTGTCGCCATGGTGCGGTTTTCCTCTAGTGATAATCGCGCCAGTGCTTCAAGGCGCGCAACAAAAAACCGCCTGCCCCAGTGGGCGGCGGCGTCAAGCGTGGGACGGTAACGGGTAGGGGTGGGAGCGACGACGACGCTACTTGTCCTCAGCGAAGGCGTAGGACTCGTGCTTCAGCAGCCAGTCGGCCCAGAGGCGTGGAACGGGCGTGACCTCATTGGTCACAAAATGCACGCTCGGTCCGGCCATGTGCAAGTTGCCGGCATGCGGGCCGCCCTGCGCGGCGACTTCCTTGAGCTTCTCTTTGGTGATGGGGCCGCTGGCGACCGATGTCTGCAAGAAGGCGGCGACCTGCGCGCGGTTGCGCGTGGAGGGGACCACCACGTCGATATGTTCGTTGCCAACGGGCATAATTGACGACGTTTGGGCGTCGCCCTCATCGACCACGGCATCAGTGTCGGGGCCATCGCCCACGGCGTACTTGCGGCCCACGTAGCGCAGGTTGACCAGCTTATCGCGCTCCTCGGCCGACGCGTAGCGCAGGGCGGCGAAGCGGCTGTCGGCGGGGACGGCGACAGCGCCACCCTCGCGCGGGGTCATGTCCTTTAGTTCATCGTTATCGACAGTCACGGTCGCGCCGTCAACCTCGCGGTCATTCTGACGCGTGAGGGCCTCAGCGCCGGACGCCGCGCCATCGAGAACGGTCTTGCCGTTCTGGTCTTTCATAGCTGGCATGGATCTCTCGCCTCCTGGCGGTCCCCTGCTCGGGGCAATAAGATAAACCATCTCCCTTCTCAAAAGGGAGATGGTTTATAGCGTGAACAGTCTGTGTGGCGTGACCCTATGGGAGACGCGCGTCTACCGTGAAAGCGCCGCTGTTAGTTAGAGAGCGTGCCGCTCACCATGCGGTCGAGAATGGACATGGCCATGTCATTGACGGTCGCGGGCGCGGCCGGAGATGTATAGCCGCCCTCAGCGACCGTCGCCGCCTCGGTCTTCGGCGCGTTCGGCGCGGTCAAACCGGCGTTGCCGACAGGACCGGCGTTGCTCTCAGCGGTCGGCGCAGCCAAACCACCGCCCAGGCCCGTTAGCTGGCCCTTCTTCGGGGCAGTCGGAGCGGACTCTTCCTTGACTGGCGCAGCGGTCGGGGGCAGGGTCTCGGCGTAGGCGTTCGCCTCGCGCGTCACGGCTGCTTCAAGGTCCTCTTGCGCCGTGTACGTGCCGCGCTCACCCATCGTCGCGCCGTCAAACGAGCGCGTCACGAACGCCACCTGCATGTCCGTGAAAGCGGGATTGCTCTCGCGCACGACCTTCTCGACGTGTGCGGCCACGAGGCGACGATTCTCAACGGCGAGCATCTCATCGACCGTGCCAGCCAGTTCGGTGTTCTGCGCGGCTAGCGTATCCTTCTCGGCGCGCAGGGCCTCGGCCTCACGGATGATAGCCTGGATAGCGGGCGACTCCTTGATGGCCGCCTCCATGTCAATCGTGGGAGCCTGTGCCGGAGCGGCGGTCTCGCGCACGACGGGGTGCGCGGTGGCATACTCACGGCCAATCTTCTCGTAGAGCGCCTCGTTGGCGTCCTTGACTTCGTGCGGGGTCAGGTTATCTAGCAGTCCCATGGCGAACTCATGCTCCTCATGGATAAGCGCGGGCGTATCGGCCTCGCGTACGGTCATACCGCCCGCGCCCCCTTCGGGCACGAGACAAAAACCTTGATAGTTGAGCCAGCCAACAATATCCGAGCTGCCGGGACCGGCCCGTTTCCCGACCGCCTCCACGCTGACCCCGATGGTGTCGCCCGCCGCGTGGGCCAAATCAATGGCTTGCAGGGCCATGGGCGTGCATTCCACATCGGCCATGACCCGCTTCACCACGGGGTCGTAGTGGACGGTCTCGCGCACGGCGACACACGCGAGGTCTTTGAGGCTGCGTTCGTCGCCGCGCATAATCGCGTCAACGGGCGCATGGTTCCAGAAACCCTTTTTACGTCGCTGCACCTCGGTCACAAGGGCTTCGAGCGCCTGTTCGGTATAGCGATTACCGAAGCGCTTGTTTCCGCCCCCCAGGGCCATCAGCACCATGCGGCGACGGTTAGGGTACTGCTGTTCAAGCGCCGCCTCGCGCACCAGCGCGCCCGTCATCTGCTCGGGAATAGCTGCGCCCGCGCGCCGTGCGGCGTCAGGGGCGTCTATGATAGGGATAGCGTCCATAGCGGATTCCTTAACGGCGCTACTGGTATCACCCTCGCGCTTGAGAGCGCGTGTGGGATGATCCTCTATGTGGCCCGTCCGCTTGTGGTCGGCGTCGTGCCTGTCAATGCGAGCGGTGCGCTTGTCGCCCCGTCCATGCATTTTGGTAATGTCGCCGCAGTGACGCTCACCCGACGACGCATGTCCATTGGCATGGCCTACACCAACGTGCAGCGCCCACGACACATGGTCGCCGTTGGCAAAGCCGTTGTCATCGGCGTCGTTGTCCTCGGCGGGTCCGCTGTAGCCGGGCGCGTCGTCGGCGTCGCCATCACCAGCGTCCTCGACGACGACGGCGCTCTCATCTTCATCAGCGCTTGTCGTGGTTGGCATAGGCTATCTCCAATAGAAAAGCCGCACAGTTTCCTGTGCGGCTTTGTCGTTAACGAGCAGCGACGGGCGGGGCGCTACAGTGTGCTGTATTTATTGGCATGATGACTGATAGGCCCTGTATATGGAGCGTCCTTGCGCTTTTCGCGGAACTCATCCAACCTATCAGCAATCAACCCTATGCGATGATTTGCTTCATGCATGACGCGCTTTTGTTCGATATGCTCAGGGCCCCCATGTTTACCCTTCGCCTCTAGCGCGATCATCTTATTGGTGGCTTTTTGATGCACATCACGCAATCCGTCATGGTCACGGCGTAAAGACATCTCATCGCGCATAGGCAAGTAGTCTGTCGGATAGTGAGGCGTCGCATACAGCACGCGGTCCGTCTTGGCATTTAAGGGACCATCAGCATGCGCGACCCGCGCAAGAGCATGGGCGGGTGTTGTTTCAACAGAGGCAGGCTTACTGCCCGCGCTCATCGCTTTCAACCGCTCCATCCGCTCGGCGTCGCTCTTGCTCCGCTCGGTGTCATCAGCCGCCTTCTGCACAGCCCGTCTGTCCTGGTCTGCGCCCGCCTCAGACCGCGCCGCCTCGCTCTTTTTTAAGAAGTCGGCGTACTCGCGCTTGGTCTTGTCGGCGTAGGATTCAGGGGCAGTCCCCGTTGCCTGTCCCGCTGCCTGGGGAGTTGCGTAAGCTGACGTATGCGTCGCATCGCGTCCCGCATCCCGCGCCGCGTAGTCGGTCGGGCCATGCGCAGCCGTCGCGGCCATCGCAACGCGCGTCTTGGCTGCAAAGTCGTCTTGCTTCCCCTGTTCCGTCGCTTGGGGGGATCTGTAGGGCGTGGACAGTGACACATCTAGATTCTTAGATACGCGCGGCACATCCCATCGTTGCGGAAACCCGATGGGATGCTTTCCCGCTGTGAGATGCGTGTCCCGGCTGCCGTTCGTCCTATCAATCGCGTTCAGGAGTGGGTGCGTCGCCTCAATGGCATGGTGCAGCGCCGCCCCATGCTCGTCTACTTGCGCCTGCAACTTGTGCGGTGTGAACATCGAGTCAGATGGATTGTTCAGCGCATGTTGCAGTAGAGGGATAGTGCGGTGAATTGTCTGGAGATGGGCTTTCTGCTCAGGTGTCACCGTATCCGAGTCCATCGCCCGATAGGCTAGGTCGCGCAGGTCATGCTGGCCCTGATCGCCGTGTAACAACTGCTGATAGTGGTTAACATCCTCGTGGCGCGGCTTGTCTATAGCCTTCGGTGCGGTGACAGCATCGGCGGGGACACGTTTTAATTCGTCAGCCGTCGGCGCAGTGTTCCACTCTGGCTCAGGAACATTCTTGAAGTCGATGCCCTGTGCCGCTAGATGTCGTTTGTTTGTTTTGAGCAAGCGATGAGCCTGCCGCGCCTCAAACTGACTAAGTTCAGGCTTCGCCAAGAGGTCTTGCGCTCGCTTTGCATCGGCCCTGGAGAGACTTGGGCCGGACGCCAACGCTTGAAGAGCATGGCGTACCGCATGACGAGCAGTATTGTGAGGGGCATCGCCCTTAGTCTCGGCCTTCGGCGCGTCCTGGGGCTTCTCAGCCGCTGTGGGCGCGTCTTTGGCGTCAGCCATCTGACGTAACCGCCTGGCTGCTTCCTCTAGAACGCGCTGCGGATGTGAGGGGACAATTCCCGCTTTTGCCATGCGTTCTTTGGCATCCGGTGTGTGCTGACTCTCTAAATTGCCAGCCACATAGCGCATCTCATCAGGCGTTTTGCCACTATGCTGCGCGACAAGCGCCTTTGTCCGGTCTTCCCATGCCGCGCCTTCAACAGATGTCGCACGCGCACCGCGCTCATCATCGCTGACCCGTGGCGTGTCATAGGCGGGTTTCCTGGAATGCGCGGCTTGCTTTGCATGAACGCGCGTCACGTCGGCGCGCTGCGGGTCGTTCATCGCTTTGCCACGAGCAACCGCAGCCTCGGTCATGCGACGAGCGCCTGCCCGCATTGCCTCTTTGTCCTGCGCTTCTTTGCGCGCGTCAGCCACCTTTGTCGCAGTCGCGTCGGGCAACTGGGGCTTGGCATAGGGTTGAGCATTGCGGGTAACGCTGCCGCGCGCCTTGTGCTCGGGCGACAGGCGCGTACGGGCTTCGTTATTAGCCCATCGCTCAGCCTCACCGGCATGGCTTGTATCGGCATCAATATGTGCTTTTACATCGGGGTGCTGACTGAGCACCTGCTGCTTGTGCTTCTCAAACTCAGCAGTCGCCGCCACGTCGCGCGGGTCAGCATCGCCCGATGATGCAGGCGCGGCTGTCGCCGTGCTCTCCGCACGCGCCTTCGCCAGCCCCGCCTCAGCCTGCTCCTTCGTCAGCGGCTCCGGCCCCTCTTGCGCGCTGTGAGCCTCTGGCTCCGAGGCTGACGTGCCCTGTGCACCCTGTGCGCCGCTCTCAGGAGCTTTGCCCTGGTCCGCGCCATGCAGGCGCGCGTAGGGCTTGCCAGAACTCTTGACGCCCTCTTGCTGACCCTCTTGCTTGGTGACGGGCGCTGTAGGGGTGGGCTTATGCTCGGCGTAGGACGGGTGCTCTTTCGCGCCGGGAGGGGTGTGGTCTACGGGGTGATGCTTAATAGAGTGGGGACCATTGCTGAGATTGTTGAGTGAGGCTCCTATCAGAGACTTTGGGCCTTTGGTGACAATGCCCTTGCTGCCGCCCGAACCTGAGATGAACAAATGGACACCGCCGCCGTCACCGTCTTCGTCGCCTCCCGCGGTGACCCAATGGCCTGCCGTGCTATTGAACTCGCGCACGACAGCAGCCACGGGCGCGGTGTAGCGCGACAGAAAGGCAGTGGGGCTCATCGGTATCTCCAACAGGCTAGAGGGGCGCGAGGGGCACGTAGAATCGCTCAGGGGCGCGGTTCAACGGTCGGCGCGATGACGCGCCCGCAGCGCCGGCAGTACAGGTGCAGACCACGGTTGTCGCCGTTGGGGTCGAAGCCCGCCGCGTGCCACTCGTGCGCGCAGGCGTTCGACAACACAGGAGCTTCGTCGACGTAAGGTAGGCGCTCAAAGTCTAGCCTTTTCGTCGGCACGTAGCCGTGGCCCGTGTAGACGCCCTGGGGTGTCGTGTCGTCATCGTCGTCGTGGCTCATAGTTCTCCCAGGTGGCGGGTTGTCAAATTGAGGATTATCTGACGTGGACGCAATCCCCTTAACGCCAATTGGCAAGAGCGAGTAATCAAAGGGTCTATCTGCGGTATAGCAACCGCCCCTCGGCCTACTCATGCCTTAACCTCCGTCACGCTATGCCCATTCTCATGACTGTCACCCCGTCACAGCGAATGTGTTATCTTCCACACTCGCATCAGGCGCACCGTCGCCAAGCGCCGGGCCCGTGTCAATCCCCAACGCCGCATTCCCACAATCGGTCAACCATTGCGCCTGCGTGCGACCATCGGGCGGGGTCTCGGGATAGCTGAACTGAGCGGCGGGCGTGGTCCCGTTCGTGGTGATGACGACGACGATGCCGCTGCCGGTATCGCTCGTGGACAGGATGCTCGCGGCCATCAGCGCGCCCCCAATATATACGCCGTCGCGTTCGGCCCCTTGGGCGTCACGCTATCGACGAGCGCGGTCGCCGCCGCCTGCATCGCCGCCTGCGACGTGGGCAGGTCGGCGAGACCAGGCAACACAACGTTGCGGAAGCGCGGCACAACCACCTTGCCCGACGGGTGCAAGACGGTGATGTGAAAATGCCCGCCGATGGTCGCGGTGTTTGTCACGGTGGATGGCATTAACGTCTCCCTGACCGTCGCTCATAGAATTAGTGCGCCTGCCAGCGAGTACGACCAACTAGAGGCGTCGTTATGGGTCGCGCTCGCCGTCCACACGCGGGGCAACACGCCATTTTGCGCGAGCGTTAATCCACCAAGGGCAGCGGCCGTATTAGGGAATCCGGGATAGAGCGCATAGGTATAAAGCCCATTGGCGCTATTCGCCGTGGCGCCGGCGGCCACGGCGGGGGTTGTGAGCAGGTTAACAACCGCCATACCAGTCACGGGTTCTATCGCTCGAATTGCGACCGTCAGCGTGGACGTTGCCACCGCAGGCGATGCCGTCACATTGAGAAACAGCATCACCCCTCGGTGATTTAAGCACGCCTGGGTGGCGATAGGAGGCGTGCTCGTGCGTGTGCCGGCGACGACGAGGACAAATTGAATGTTGTTCAATGCCAGGTCTGTGCCCGTGCCGTTGTTGTAGGTCATGCCCTGTTCGGGCACTTCGCCGAGCGGGGTGCCCTCAACGCGGACGGATGTGCCGCCGTAGGCTAGGTCAGTGCGTTCGCTCATCGGCGACATCCTCCAACGGGGCTAGGGTTTGCCGCTCATGCCGCCACTCGGCGTCCGGGCGCGATATACTATGGATGAGCGCAGTGTGCATACACGCGTGGCAGATGGCTACGGCCGCTGCCCCCTTAGCGGACGTACGTCCGCTCCTCTCGCATGAGAGGGCCTTGTGGAGAATGGCCCGCCTTTATGGCGGGCCTTCTCGTTGTCATCGCGCTACCGGCTCTTTAGAAAGGCAACCGTAACTGCTCAAGTTCCGGAAGATGCGACTTACGCCGACCGTTTTGTCTTTCTCGCTGCGACTGCGAGAGTTTGGCCCGATGCTCTGCCGTCAGGGGCCGGCCGGTTTTGGCGCGTATGGACGCAGCGCGACACGCCTCTGGCATGCACCCAGGGGTTGCTCGCGCCTTCGACGCTGCTGACAGTTTCGCACGTGTCTCAGGCGATATCGTGTGGGTTTCTGCCCATTTGCGTTTCGCCTGGGACATGCGCTCTCGGACCTCAGGCGTAAAGAAGCGTTCGCGTTCACCGTCACGAGCCCAACGTTTACGCGCGGCAGCGCCGAGTTTCTCGCGCAATTCAGGGGAGCGCACTCCTGCATCCAGCCATCTGCGCTGACCCTCATGTAGGCGTTTTATCTGTTCAGGAGACTGGGCTTTCCCTTTGTGTGCAAGAGAGAGCTTGCGACGTGTCTCCTCAGACTTCACATGACCCGTCGCGCCATGTCCACCGTTTGTAGCATTGGTCAAGGGAAGACCGCGCTGGCGCGCTTCCGCAATATAAGCAATCTCGGCTACATTGGCATCGGGGAGAGGAACCCATAGGAGAACACGTAAGACGGCCCATTCGCCATGCGCCAGAAGCGAACGTATCCAGTCGTTCTTATGGGTCTTAGTGCAAAGGAGACGCGGGTTATGATGCTCGCGAATCCTGTACGGCGGGTTTACTGCCTGCCCAATGTACCGGATTTGTCCGTCAGGAGCACATAAGCAATAAATAGCCGTTTCCCCGGGGCAGGGTTGCGGATTGAGGTTAGCATCGAAGTCAAGGGGGTACACTAAGGGCAGAGACATGGCAGGCTCCTATCTGCTATCGTCTTTAGGGGCGTGTTGGTGCTTGCTACACCGTGCGCCCCGCTCCCTTAATTATACCTCACATCGGCTTTCTACTTTGCCCGCCGCTCGGTGTCTTGGCGCTCGATGAGGGCGCTTGCGCGCCCATCGTCGCCGCTTCAGCGTGGGTCTTGGCGACCTGCGCGTCAACCAGCGCCCCGTGCTGGTCCGTCTTTTGCTGGTCCTGCGTCGCCTTCTGTTGCGCGGCCTGTTGCTGCTGCTCTTTCTCTTCGTTGGCTTGATCCAGGGCATCATTATGCTGTTCCAGGCGCAGGTCTACAGCTTGCTCCCAGTCGGTCATGGCATCGCTCACGTCGTCTACATTGAATAATTCATACGCCATACGTGCGGCTTGTTCCTGGGTGATGTATCCACCTTTGGCCGCCGTATCCACAGCTTGTATGGATGCGGGAATGTCGCGGGCTAGGATTTTGGGCATGGACACGTCATAGCCACCGCGTGATTTATTGGCCTTGCTCTTTTGCGCGTCGGCGCGACGCTTGCCCGTCATCACCGTCGGCATAACGGGGGCAGGTGGCAACGGGGATACATCAGATGGTGCGGGCATGGGCATGTCCGCCTCTTTCACCGGCGCGGCCTCGGCGTTGACCGCCTGCACGGGCGTCCCATCCAACCGCACCTTGTCGGGCGCAGGCTCTGCTCTATCCCAGTCAATCATCTCGTGGCCGTGCCGGTAGACGACGGGCGCTATGATGCGTTTGGCCTTAGCAGCCTGTGTCAGCGCGTAGTCAATCAGCGCACGTAGCAGGTCACGCCACGCGCTCTGGCGATCCTCGTACATCTTGAGGACGGGCAACTCCATGGCGACCGCCGTCGCCAGCCTGCTCGTTTCCGTGGACATGAGGATGTAGTGCGTGGGCAACCCGAACGCCGTGCCGACCATTTGGGCCAGCGCCTCAAGGTCCTGCGTTGCGCCCGCCGCGCCTGTGTCGAACTTGGGGAAGTCGATATCGACGCCCTGGCTCTTGGTATAGACCTGCGCCACGCCCGTCGGGTTGCGCTCCAGGCCCCGCCATGGGCTCGTGGCCATGGACGACCGTTCGAGCGCGGCTGACGCCTGCACCTGCTGCGGACCACCCTTGACGGTCTTGATCATGCTGATTTTGGCGAGCGCCTGCATAATCATCACGCGGGCGTCCATGAAGCGCTTGTGCTCCACGACCCACACCACCGCCGCCGCCATGTCCGGTATACCCCTGAGCCCGCCAATCCTATTGACGGGGAAGTGCGCCATCACCGCGCCGTCAGGGGCGCGCTTGAAGCCGCGCTTCTCGCGGTACGGGTCGCGGTCCCCCTCGTCACTCTCCTCGGGAGGGGCGACATTCCGCCAGTCGGGATAGTACACGTAGTCAGCCTGATCGGCCATCGGCAACGGTTGCCCGTTGCCGAAGTCATACGCCTGGTCCATCGTCTGCACGCGGTAGTACAGCGGGCGGCGTCTATCTTCGGGGTGCGGCACGATGTCAGCCACGCGCATCGTATCGACGGTGCGCCACTTACAATGGCCGTCGTCAGCGACGGCCACGACCACAAAGATTTCGCCCGCGATGCGCTGCTGCCTATCAGTCTCTTTCTGCCCCTCGTGCGTCGCAAACTCAAAATTGTCAGGGTCGTCCCAACAGTCTGAGATGACCGCCTGCACGTCCGCGTCCGACGACACGGGCATGGGAATGCCCTGCCCAATGACGTAGCTTGTGCCCAGCCTCAGCGCGTTGTGGACGGGCGGCGAGGCGATCGCCAGGTTGCGGCCCATACCGACGTACTGGCGGCGCTGGCCTGGTTGGAGGTCAACGGCCAGTTGGGGGTCTTGCTGCCCGCCCTGCCCCCACTCATACAGACCGTTCAGTTGCAGGTCGATGTCAGGGTTAGAGTTCGAAAGAAACGACGTGACCTCACGAATTATGCACAATTCTGCCCCATCGTAGTCCCCCGCCTCCAGCGCCGCCATCGCATCAGGGAAGTTTTGCCGCGCCTCTTTGACGATAGGGTCGGCCTCAATCTGCTCGCGCACCGCAGCGGCGTAGATTTCGGCCTCGGAGAGGGGACGTGTGTCCTCAACATCGGTGCCTGTCAGCGTGGGGTAGGCTGGCATCGGCAACACGTCCTATCGTCTTAATGCGCGATACTGAGAGCGGGAGGATATGGACATGAAAGATAGACACACAGGGACGCCCTGCACCGTCATTGGCTGGTGCGACCGCTCAGGGCCAGATGGCACACCGTTCACGCGCCTGCTTGCCACGCCACTCACTGGCAAGATACGAACAGTCAGCGATGACGGACGCCCTATCGGTGTTGTCTTTGATGACATAGACGCAGCACGCGCTGTCATGCCGATTGAGGCCGACAAAATTGTGACATGGAACAGACAGAAGTCAGCACTGATTAAGAACGTAAGCAATGGCCATGACTGAGACAGATAGACGATGCGCCGTATGTGACACACCCCTTACATCGGACGCGCACTACTTAACCAGCGTCATTGCCACAGAGCAAGATGGCGACACAGGCGACGCCTATCTCTATGCCTGCGAGAAGCATGGATGGGACGCCCTCAATGCACGCGTGAACGCATTACCGCGCGACGACGATGACTGGATGATTGTGCCGGGCTACAGGCGCTCAGGAGGCGCATACGCGCCGCTAACGTCGTAGGTAATGGTCGCACTCGCTAATGGGCACACAGACCGCCTTGGCCTCGGGCACATGCCAGCGCGTGCTGCCGTTCGACATGACACGGGCGCCGGGCGCGAACACATACTCCGTGTCGGTGGTCGCCACCAGCACACCGTCAATGGTCGTGCCCGCCTTGGTAATCATCCAGACCGTGTAGACGCGGCGTGCGTCTATAGGATCACCAGAGGCGGCCATAGCCTCACGGAGAAGCCAGCGGGTGGCGCGATGGACGATGCTCATGGCTGATGGGCCACCATCTTGACAGCATTGCGCGTGGCGACAGGGGTGGCGCTGAACTCCATGCCCACTTGCATCATCAATGGCGCATCTGTCTCAATCTCGGCAGCGTCTTTGGACTGGACGCGTCGGAATGAAAACGCCAATCCTTCAGGTCGTCGCGTGGTCACATGCACCGGGCTTTTATCGGGCGTTGGCAGTAGGAACCATTCGTTCGGACGGCGCAAAGACTTCTCGCACACCACCTGCACGATAGGGCGCAGCATCAATGAACGGCGCGCATCGCGTGCGTACCTCTCATCAACTGAGTTGCCCGTCCCACTAGCAATCAAAACCGTCGCATTAAGCAATTGCGCCGCCTCTTGCGCGAGGGCAGGCGGGACAATGAGATAAACCGCTGTGCCCCGAAGATGGTCAAGTCCGTCGAGTATCGCCTCGTGCGTCAGTGCCGCGCCCGACCCTTCAATAACATTGCCGCGCTCAACGGCAAAAGCGGGCAGGCCATCATCCGCAAGAGCGTGACCCTCAAACACGGCGCGTATCTGCGCGGCAACCGTGCGCTCCATCATGCCTATCACTTTGTAGGGAATGCCGCGCAGAAAGCCTTGGTCATCGTTATCCAGCACGGCACGCGGGATCGTGATGATGCGCCCCCATTGCGTGAGTGGCGTCTCCGTATCAGGAGGGGTAGGCGCGCTATCGGGAGAGGTCGTGTGATGCGCGTACATGCGCCATGCAGCTTCCGTGTTGTACTGCGTAGCCCAAGCAGCCATCTCACGATACACCGAGGCGCAATAGCCGTCGGCCCACGCGTCGAAGCCTAGCCTGGCTATCTGCTCAGTCAACGGTCGTGTGTCACTCGGATCGAAAACGACACCCATTCCTCCCCCTTACTAACGCCGCTCACACCTAGTAGCGCGAGTCGGTTGTCCAGCCTGGCCCGTCCGCGTTGCCTGCGTACGGGTTAGCGCCGTACGGGTCGTTCATGCCATCGACGCCGTAGCGGTCGTCCACGGTGTGCGCTGAAACGCCGAGTTGGTCGGCAAGACTCACCAACTCAGCAGCGGGCGGTGCAAACAAACGCGCCTGTTCACAGATAGCCGCGGCCATGACGATATCATCGTGATTATTGCCAGAGGCTTCGGTACTGCCATTCTCGTTGCGAATGTAGGTCCGCGCCTCACGGATAGTGGCGCGGTTACGCCATGGACGCAATTGGGTGAACGTTTCCCCCAGCGCGTCTATCAGAATAGCTTTTGTGCGGGAATTGGTCGGATAGCCATACCGCTCAGTCGCGCCCGTGGCGTCGTAATCCATGTGAGCGTAGAGATTGGGATAGTCTTGAATGCTCATCAACGCCAGGAGCACAGCGGGGCCAGGTGTATTGCGCTCGACCGCAAGGTACGCGTTATTGTAGAACGCGCCCAGCGTAGCTAACTGCGTCGCAAACTCTTGGGGGGTGGCATGGTTGTGGAGTGTGGCGACATCCAGGCCCGTATGGTAGTCCATCACCACAGCGGCGCTATAGTCGCCCTTCAACAACCCTTCGGCTGTATCCGCGCCAATCACGTAGCGCCCCATCTCGGTCGGCTCGGCCCATATCTCAAGGTCGCCGTTCCACATGGTACGGATAGGGTCCGTGCATTGAGCGAGGATGGTATCAAGTGCCGCGATGTCAAAGCGTGGGCGGCCTGACAAGATAAACGCCTCTTCGGGCGTCGTGGGCAGCTCCTGTGCAATCTGCCAACTGGAGTAGCCACGCGTCGCCCCCTCATACCACGCCTGGTCCCGCCCCGGCCGCACATGCCACGGCAGGAACGTGGGGTGCATCCCCTCACCGTTAATGGCGAGGTCCCATTGGCGTGCAAAGAAATTACCCGCGCCGTTCGCCGTAGACAGGGCAACAATCTTGTTACCGCCCGAGCGTGCGGCCGGTGACGCCGCTGTGTAGACAATATCAGACCACATCATATGCGCCATCTCATCAAGGATGAGCACCTGCGCGTTGAAGGAACGGCCAGCGCCTGGCGAGGTCGGCTTGGGGATGATACGGCTGCGGTTCGTCAACTTGAGCGTGGACGTAATGTTCGGGTTAATGACCGGCACCTTCACGTCGTCGGGCAGGTAGTCGTAGGCGATGCGGCACTTTGACAGGACTTCGTTCGCGGCGTCCTGATCCTTCGATAGAATGATGATGGTCCAGGCCGGGAACGTGATCGCGCAATACACGGCGATAGCCGCGACCGTCTCGGTCATGCCCAACTGCCGCGCCTTGAGGATGATGTTCTCGCGGTACAGCCAAAAGGAGCGGATGAACTCTTCCTGGTAGGGAAAGAGTTTGAAGGGAATAACGCCTTGACCACGGTCGCCGAGCAGTTTGCAGTACGCATTAATCCACGCGATGCAGTGGTCCGCGCGCTCGTCGGGCGTCAGTTCGGCTTTAGGCGTCGTCTGTGCGCGGCGGCGCATCTCCATGAGAGCTTCCGCTCGCAACTGCAAGGGGGTCTTCCCCAGCGGCGATGCGTGCGAGCTGGTCATCGGTGAGGGTGGATACATCAATGTTCACGTTTGCCTGAATAACTGTCTTATCGAGCCCAAGCATCTTCCGACGTTCCTTCGAGACGGCTAAGGCCACGGCGATGGACTGTACGTCGCCATACTCGGCTCTCGTTGAAAGGGCGCGCAGCATACTATCGTAGCGCGCCAACTCTATATCGACGTAGGCCCCGGCCTCGGCGGCTTTCTCAGCCTGCACGAGCGCGAGCACGGCAGCGAGATCCTGACGTATTTGCTCGTGACTCACGCCGAGTTGAGCGCCAATGTCACGCAAAGACCAGCCGCAGCGGCGCATCTCCCACGCGTCGTGCTGACGCGTGGCGACCTTCTCAGCCGTGCCAGGGGGGTGATTTTGTTTCCGCGCCATTGTCAACCTGCTATATGTCAAGTGGTTTTGCGTTCTTCAAAGTGCAGCCGCCCGAGGGGAGCCGTTTAACGGCTCCCCCCCATCCACAACGCCACAGGGCGAACGGCGGCTTATGGTTCAGCGCACGCCATACCCCTGCGCCTGCCTCTGTTGGGCAAGCGAGAGCGGGACTCTAACTCCCACGAGCGGCGCACGCTGTGTTTGGAAGCAGGCTGCGGGCGCCGTTGTCCCGCGCTGAAAGGAGGGCAGCGCGGCGGTCGCCCGCTCATGCAATGCAGCCAGTCGCAGATTGATGTGGCTTAACGCGCCGCAAACCACGGGGTTTTAACCCCGGTGGGTAGGCGCGATGTCCATCTCAGCCGCGCGCAGGCGGTCGCTCGTCCCATCCTCATCCGTGCCCGTCTCGGGGTCAGGCGTGTCGCCCACGCTCACACCCCTTCTGTTGCCGTCACTGTCTCGCGTGGCCCAATACCCACCCGCATGAGGTCCTCGCACACGCTACACACACGCTTGCAATAGTGCGGGCCTTGCACCGTAACGGACGAATAGGCGGGCAACCAGTCGCATAACTCACACCACCTATCATCGTGGTAGCGCGACCTGATCGACTGATAGAACAACTGCGCCCACGACGCGCGGCCCTCAAACAGGGCGCGTTGCAGCACCGGTTCATCGGGGATGCACGACGCCTTGAACTCAGCATTGCGATGGCAGCGATAGGCCATCTCAATGAGGTCGCGCGCCGCCTTGTCTTCAAGGTCAGGGTGCATCTCGCGCACGAGGGGTAGCCAAACGGCGACCGTGGCGCCGCGCTGAATCATCCCGATGATGCCGCGCATCATCACGACGCCGGGAACAATGCGTTCACGCGTGGCCGCGCTAGTGTCCATCGTCCACGGCCTTAACACGCCCCCGGTCGCCCATGATCGGCCTCATCATCCCACAGTCTCGTCACTCAACATCCACCGTTATCGCTTTCGCGCGCGCCTTATCGCCGACAATTGGAATTTCATGTTTTAGCATAAACGATTTGCTTATTGTGACAAATAACAAGCGAGTATTGAGCTAAAATGGTATAATAAGGTAGGTAAATAGAAATGCTGGGCGGTGCGTCAACACCCCCAGCAGTGCCACAGAGATGGGAGTCTCCATGGACCTCAATGATACAACATCGGCCTGCGCTCAACGGTTAATCGCAAAGCTACAACGATACACCATAATAACCCCGACCTGCCACCATTACACAGGCGTCCTTAGCAAGAAGGGGTATGGCTATATCAACACATGTGACTATTCAAGCGGAAAGAGGAAGACAATCAATGCCTTTGCCCATCGCATAGCGCATGAATTAGCCCATGGCCCAATCCCCAACGGGCTATGTGTTCTGCACACATGCGATGTCCCATGCTGCGTCAACCCTATGCACCTAACGCTAGGGACAAACGACGACAATATTAGGGACATGATGCGCAAAGGAAGGTCTAGCAAGGGCAAGAAACGTCCTAACGCCGCTGTTGTGCGCGGGGAGCAACACGGCGAAGCCAAGCTAAACAACAACGTCGTTTTAACAATTCGGGACATGGCCGCTAGCGGGGTGCGCGGATGCGACATAGCGCAACAGTTGGGCATTTCGCGTCAAACCGTGTCAAAAATCGTCTTACGGCAACAATGGAAGCATCTCCCTTAGCGAGACTCCCCGCGCAGTGGCGCCAGGACGCGCGCCCGCTCTAACGGCGTGTCGCACGCGGCCAGGAGCGCGGCCTGCTCCGTGTACTGGCGGTGGGCGTTCGTGGCCCGTACAAGGGCGCGACGCGCGGCGGTCGGGTCATGGCCGTTGCGCAGAACGCCCGCAAGCAGATCGAGCTCGGCCGGGTCGCCCCAGGTAGGCGGCGGCGCGGCCTGGTAGTAGCGCCGGCCAAACGAGGATGAGGCAGGCAGAGACATGGCCTGACCTCCACCACGACGCCGACACAACAAGACGCCCCCGCGACCTGTGTAGTAGAGGTCGCGGGGGCGTTGTATAACGGGTAAAAAGGCAACAGGGCGTAATTATCCACCCCCAGCATACGGGAGAAAAACAGCGATTTGCGGCGTTTGCGCGCATACGCAAAAAGTGGGGGCGTTGTAGCCGTAGGAGGGAGAAGGCCAGGGAATGAAAAAGGGATGGCCTGGAGCCCTGGAAACTTTCAAGGCCATCCCGTCCGTCGCCATCCGCCCGTAGCTCAGTGGATTAGAGCAAACCAATTCGCATGGGGAGGCCGTGGATTCGAGTCCCACTGGACGGATGCCTGTTTCATTTTACATGCAATCGTGCGTTTTGGTCAACTATTTGGGTTGACGAGGCGCGCTGAACATCCTCATGCGAGCGCGGACTGGTCCGCTCGGTCGCGTGAACGACGCTGGGAGAAGGTCAACCTGCCTCATCCATGTCGTCGCCGCGGCTCGTCATCAGCGCCTCCACGATAGCGGAGGGTGGCACAATGCCGATGTAGAGCGTACGAAAATGCAGGCGAGCGCGCTCTAAACGACGGGTCACGGTTGAATCGGTCACATGTAGATGCGACGCGATGACCTTTTGCTGGATGGCAGTCCGGCGCCCGAAGGAGAGCAGACGCTGTGCCAACGTTTCCTCGCCCTGCGCGGGATCGCCCGGCGCTGCGGCGTCGTCGTCGAGCGGATAGGCCAGGACGAACGCGGCGAAATCGTCAGGGTACACTTGGGCCATCAGGTCATACGCGCGCCGGACAGAAAAGCGGTCCACCTTGCGCATCAGGGCATCCTTGACCGTCACGTCGTAGACGTGGCTGCCCTCGTGCATCTGCTCCGTCATCGCAAAATAGGTCACCTCCGGCCGGTCAGTGTTGCGGTACGCGTCGCCTATTTCCGCGCCCACGCGCCGCGTGCGCTCGTCTGTAAATGCCTTCTGTTTGCCAAAGTTGACCGCACGGCGATCTAGACACGGTTTACACTCACACGACGGCGCGTGAAAAACACCCTTCGTCGTCACACGCGGTCGGGTGCTCTGCGGCCCACTCGCATACACGGAGCGGTGGTTCTGTGCTTTGCTTCCCACGAGGCGATCTCCTCTCGGAGTACAGGGCGCGTCTCAACTGGCGCGCCGTCTGCCCTCAGCATAACGACAGGCTATGATTAGCGCCACATACTATATCGCAATCGCTATGCAAGGGTGAAAGGACGGCCGCGCCGTGTGCACGACGGTGTCGGAGGGGCTCTCCTTCGTATCCTTGCTCAACCGGCAGACCCAATCAAACAGGTTCATCGTTCCTCTCATGGTTATCGTCCTTCAGGATGCTACTAGCACGCGATAGGGACGTTGGACCAGGATGCGATGTCGCGTCGCGCCAACAGGCCGCCGACGGCGAGCGCCCCTGTCTTCCTTGTTGCCCTCTCCCTCGTGCGCTTATCGTACGACCTCATGGCCGTGTTCACTTAGGGCGATGATATAGGGCGTCTTCGGGTTTACCCTGTCCGACAACCGCTCGCGTTTCGGTTTCACCGCGTCGATATGCATCGTCACGAGTGGCTCACCGCAGGCGGAACACTCGACGTGGTAGGCCGCACCATCACGCGCCGCACCCTCGATCTCGGCAAGGGCTATAGGGAGCGCCACGTTACGGCAGTAATCGCAATAGAGCCTAATGTACAACACGGTGTGTCCTCCTTGCTATCGACCCCGCCTCGCTCCGCACCAGGCGTTAGCGGGGCGTGTCCGTCCGCTCGCCCCCGGCGCGGGCCTCGGTCAGCCCGCGCTCGGCCTCAACCTGTCGCGCCACGGCCTCAGCCTCCCGCACGACGGATGCGGGCGCGCGTTCATGCCGCGCCTGCCAGCGCGCCCAGAGCCCCAGGACATCGCGCCTGGCAAACACGAGCCCGCCCAGCGCGCCCAGAAAGCACACAGCGGCGGGCGCGACAGTTGCGCCGTACCCGAGGGCAGACAGCGCGCAGCCACATCCGAGCGCCACGGCAAGGAGGAACCACAGCAGGTCGCCATCCGCGCGCGTCAGACCCAATCGCCGCATCGTTTCGCCCATAGCCGCGTGCCCATCCGCTAGGATGTCGCGCAGCATCACGGGCAGTACCCAGCGCACAAAAGGACGCGGCTCTCCGCTTTGACGCGTCCACCGCGCCCGTCGCGCGCGTCTGCGGAACATCATCCGCGCCTGTCGTTGCCGTACCTGTCGCATAGTATCACTCTCCTTCATCACACAGCGTCATAGCCAGCCGGGCGCGAGGGCGCGGGCTTTGCCGCGCGCCCTGGTCGCCGCGGCCAGGGCCGGCGTCGCCATGATGTTCAGAGCGCGCCCGCCGCCACCGCCGACGCGCGCTACCGCTTCCGTCGTCAACTCCGGCGCCGCCAGCAACACAGCCACGAGCGCCACGCCCGCCGCCACGTGCACCAGCGGATTGTTGAACACGTCGTGCGGGTCCGTGCCCCCGGTCAACGCAAACACGAAAGCCACGCCCGCGCTTATCTCGATGACATACACCAGCGGCAGCGCCGTCAACGCCGTGATGCTTTTGGCCCACCACGCGAAGACCGGACGTGTCGCCGGCAGCAGCACGAGCGGAATACACAACGGCGCGATGACGTAGAGCGCCACCAGGAGCACGAATGTCCCGATACGTGTCAGCAGCATGATGCCGAACAGCACGACCATAATCACGAGCAGGACCAACGACACGAGGACGCCCAGCGTGAACTTTGCCAGGCTGGCTGTGTCGTTTTTGTCGATGGTGGTGAGCTTCGTCAAGGCGTCGTTGAGGGGCTTCAAGGCATCTTTGCCGATATAGGTGACGGCCTCCTGTATCCAGGTCCACACGCTATGCTCCACCGTCGATAGAATCGAGGCGTACCAATACACGAGGATGATCTCGCCCGCCAGGATCAGCACGGCACGCGCTGGCCTGAGCCGAAACAGGTCCACGACGTAGGCGACGACGCGCATGGACACCAGCACGCCCAACGCCGCTTTGCCGAACAGCATAAAGTAGCGCAGGAACGTGTTGAGCGGGCTGTACTGCGCGCCCGTCAGGTCGGGTTGATGCAGGATGGCCGGCACGATCCCGCCCGCGAGCGCCGTGCGCCCCCCCGCCTGGAGGTGATTCCACCACGACAACGACCCCATCAGCAGCGACCCCATCAGCGCGCCCATGTCGATACACTGGTTGCCAAAGACGCAGAACACACCAGGCTTGTTGCCCGGCCCTGGCGGATTCTGCACCTCCACTGCGCCCTGCGCGACTTTTGGCCCGAGGTCCTGGCCACCAAACACATCGCGTAGTGTGTGCGCCTCGATGACGTATGTGCCCGCTTTCGTCTGAGGAGGCAGGGCGCCCCGCCACGTCAACTCGCCGCGGGCGTCTGTCTTAGCCTTGTTTCCTGGGTCAGGCAGGGGTCCGTCAATCGCTTGGCCATCAGTCTTCGGGCCACCTGTCAGGTCCAACTCTAGCGACGCGTTCGGTGGCAGGTTGTGGCCAACCACGGTGATCGGTGGATTATTGTCTGCAGAGAAGGTCAATGGACTTGGCCGCACATCGAGTGTGCCGGCGTGGGGCCGCTCCGTTGCCGTCGCCACAGGCGTGTACGTCGGCCGCTCTGTTGCCGTCGCCTGCGGGGTGTACGTCGGCAACGGGGCCTGGGGCGTGTATGTCGGCAACGGGGCCAGCGTGGGCACGGGCGGGGCCGGGGCCGGGGAGGACGCTCCCCACGCGAGCGCGGGAAAAAGCACCACCACGAGGCCCGCGACTGCAAAGGTGAGGTGCGTCAGGCGGCGCGACAGCGGAGGACGCGTTCTCATGACGCTTCCCGCATAGGGGTCGCGCCATCGGCAGGGGTCGCGGCGTCCGGGAGGTCGGGGAGGTCGGGGAGGTCGGTGGTCCAGCCACGCGCGGCGCGGCGGGCGCGGATCGCGGCCACCACGCCGGGCCAGAGTCCACCGTGCGCCGCCGTCCAGGCGTCGCGCGCGTCGCGCTCGGCGGGCTGTGTGGTGAACAGCGCCAGGTCCACGTCGGGGATCTCTAGATTAATTTTCCCGCGCTTGGCGATGCTGGAGCGTTGCGAACGCACGATCAGGTACGCCTGGGCGTAGCCGTCCGCGGACGCGTCAGGGGGGACGACATGCAGGCCGGGCAGCTCGCCCGCCTCGCGCTCAGTAATCATGAGCGTCCGGGCCAGCCACGCGCTGCCGGCCTCCGCGCCCACCTGTTCGTTGCGCGTGTTACACACGATAATCACCGGGAGCGTGTTGAGCATGTCCAGGGCGCGCGCGGACGCCTTCATATGCGTGATGTACTGCGTGCCAAAGAACACGCGCCGGCGCTTGTGCCGGCTCTCCAGCGTGATCGTGCCGATGTGCTCGGCGGCCACGTCGATCACGTGGTGCCCCTCGTCGATCACCTCGACCTCCAGGGCCGGGCGACCATCGACGCGCCGGAGGTGCGCGCGCGCGGCCGTGCGCAGCTCCATGAGCCCCTCCATGATGCGGAAGGCGGCCACGGCGATTTTGCCTTTGCAGTGCCGCACATCGAGCACGACCATCGGGGCCAGCACGTCCGCCGTCATCTCCCGATCGGCCAGCGACGCGTAGATACCCTCACCAACGTACTCGGAGAACCCGAGCACCATGTTCTCTAATTCAACCTTGCGCGCGGCCGGTACTTTCAGGCCCGTCAGGTGCGCGATCATCTCGCGCTCAAGCGGGTAGAGGTGCTCGTCGGGGCCGCGTTCGCGGGCGTACACGGCGCGGATCGCCGCCGCCAGCGTAGCGTATTGCCAACTCGTCAGCCGTTCGACCGACTCGCCCCGTCCAAAGAAGGTCTCGTGCAGGGTGAGCATCTCGGTCACGCGCGCCTCCGCGTTGAGCCGCGCGTAGAGCTGCCACGGGTTGAGCGCCGGCGGCGTCACCCCCCGCTCCTTATCCAGCAGCGTCAGGTAGGCGCCGCACCAGAGCGCGCACAGGGGCCGGTAGCTCCCCGAGCTGTCGAACACGACGGCCCCGTTGCCCTCGGCTAACGACTGTTTCGTGAGCTCATTCATGATGACGGATTTGCCGCTGTTGGGAACGCCGAAGACGCCGACCTGCTGGGTGCCGATGTCCGTAGCGTCGAGGTTGAGGTAGACCGGCTCCTTGGTGTCCGACGTGACGCCCAGTGGCATCCCCGACGTATGACCAGGGTTGTCCGTGTGGTACGGGAACGTCGTGGCCACGGCCGCGGTCATGTCCCGCAGCAGATGCAGGTCCCCACCATCGGCGGTGGGCAGCGTGGCCCGGTACAGGTCGAGTTGGTCGAACCAGCCCTGCCCGATGCCGCACTTGGCCCCGCGTAGCGCCGCCTTCGCCAGGGCAACGCGCCGGCGCAGCGCGGCGGGCGAATCGGCCAGGACCGTCACGATCAGCGAGATCTGGAAGATATTGGTGTCGGGGTCCTCGGTCTCGTCCAGGGTGCGCCGGTGCTCCGCTTCAGCACGCGACAGGCGCACTTTCCGGCCGCCAGTGCGGTCCGCGCGGGTCTCGTTGAACGCCAGCGCCTTGCCGGCCAAGCGTTCGACACGCCCGGCCTCGCGGGTCTGGTCGAGGCCCGCAATAGTCAACGCGACGCGCGCGTGGGGCAGCGCCAGCAGGGGCTTGACCCAGCCGGGATAGGCCGTTTGCCGCAGGCGCGTGACGTACAAAGAGCGGGCGTAGCGCACCCCCCACGGTCCCGCGACCCGCACGTAGCCCGCGTGTTCGTGCAGGTCGAGCGCCGTGGCGCGCGCGTGCAGCGGGTCCAGGCGCGGCGCGCCGGTCACCACCTGCCGCGGCTCCCGCCCCTGCGGGGGTGGCTCATCGTGCGTTGGCGCGGCGGCCGTGGACCGCACGAGCAGCGCGGCCATCTCGTCGGGGGACAGGCGTCGGTTGTCCAAGCCCATCGCCGTGTACAGCCGGCTCACGTCGGTGAGGTAATGCCCGAACTCGGTCCGGCGCTGCTCCTCCACCGCCGCCTTGTCGCGCTGGAAGCGGCTGGCCAGGACCTCCAGGCCCACGGGCCGGCGCGCTTCCAGCACCAGATAGGCGCGCCGGTCGGGGATGTCCGTCGCGTAGCGCCGGGTGTACCACTCGTTCTCCAGCGCGAGGAGCGCGGCGGTCGGGCCGTGGCCGGGCAGGCCGCGCTGGCGGAGGTTCAGGTCGGCCAGGGCCGCGTCCCCGCGCACGGCGCGGTTGTCGATGACGACGCGCGCGCGCTGGCTCGGCGCCAGCAGCGCGGCCGCGTCGGCGAAGAGCGCGAGGATGCGCGCCTGGTCCTCATCGTCACGTCCCGACAGGTTGAGGCCCTGCACGGCGCGCACCTCCACCAACCGGCCGTCCGGACGCGTGAGCAGCCCGTCCTCGGTGAGGGACAGGCCCGCGCTCGCGTCCGTGGAGCCCGACAGGACGCGCCAGGAGGGCGCGGGGGCCGTCAGCGCGGCCCACACAGCCCCGAGGGTTACCAACCCGCGGCGCCCCGCCGCCGTGGCGACCGCCGCGCCCCAGGCCACCCACGCGCCGGCCACCGGCGCCCAAGCGCGCCGCGCACCCCAGGCCGGCCGGGCGGGGCGGGGGGGGAGCGCCGGTGGCGCCCAGGACGCCAGGGGGTTAACGGGAGGGTGCTGGGCGTAGCGATGGCGCCGCAGCACGAACGCCTCAATCTGACGGAGGTAAGGCTCGCGCGCCGTGGTGGACCAGTAGGCCAGCGCCACGCCCAGCACGACGCCCGGTAGAGCAAAGTCAAGGGCATCCCCCAGGGCCGCGCCCAGGGCAACGAACGCGCCCACCACGCCGGCCAGCACGCAGAGGGCGACCCAGCCGAACTGATCCCAGGGCGCGCCTAGGTCCGCAAGGGGACCTGGCGCGCGGTCGATGTACTGCTTCGTGTGCACGCGCGCGTAGGGCGTCGCGTGTTCCTGTTCGGCTGTCGTCATCCGTCCTCCCCGTTACCCGGTAATCGCACCGAACTTATCGGTTAGGTACGTCAAGAAGGGACCCAGAATGAAAAAGACGGCGAACAGGCCAAGAACGGTGCGCATCAGGATCGTGCGCCCCATCTGCACGCCCGCAATCATCAGGACAACGCCAATGACGGCGAGCCCAAGGATGATGCCGATGCCACGCTTCAGCACCGCCGTCTTGAAGTCGTCGCCAACCCCAAAGAGTTGGTCGAAAATGTTGGGCGTGCCTCCGTTCCCGCCTCCCCCTGGAACGGGTGGTCCCGCGACGATAGCGTCCAGCACGCCGTGTGTCGCCGTCAGTCTATGCGCCACAAAGGGCGCTGTCGTATGCAGGACGTGTAGTGTCTCGTAGATCATCGTGTGCCCCTCGTCCTTTCCCCGTACACCGTGTACTCAGTCCGCGTCGTCGGTCCAGTCGGTCGCCGTATCCCATCCATCATCGATCTCATCCCCCTTACCTCCATCACTCTCCACGTCCTCCTTTTCCTCCTTACCCTCACCGTCATCTTCCGCCACGGCGGACACCGTTTCCGTCGCGCCTCCGGCAGCGCGACGCAGAGGCGTGTCTAGACTTTTCGACACGCCCCCCGGTCCGCGCGTCGCCTCCTGTTCGCCTAGCAGCGTTGCCAGGGTACAGCGCGCCTTCGCCGCTGTTACCTCAGCCACCAGCGTCTTATCCGCGAACCAGAACGCAATATGAACTTGAATGGGGCTCCCACCGTTTCGGTGGATCAGGACCGTCCCCTTGCGCGACAGGGTGCGCACCGTAATGCGTTTGTCCTTGTACTGGCTGGCGTAATAGGCTTTGTCCTCCGCGTTGCTCCGATAGAACTGCGCCTGCATTGTGACGTTCGGCCAGATGCGGTCGGCCTTGGCTTTGTACTCCGTGCGAATGTCCCGCCGCCCCTGCGTGGCGAAGTAAATGCCCACGTCTCGGAAGCCCATGGCGCTAAAGTGCATCTCCATCTCAGGCACCTCGCCCATGTTTGCGAACTCGTCGGCGATGATACGCACGGGCCGGGGCAACGGACGGTTGCCCTCACCCGCGATGCGGTCGAACTCTCCCATCGCGCTCGTCAAAAACGTCACCAGGAACGGACGTACCGTCGCGTACGACTTCATGGGCACGGTCACGATGACGACGGTCGGCTCGGCCACGAACGTGGCCCAGCCCATCTCCATCCCATCCACGCTCTCACCCACCGTCGCACGCTGGTCTAGGGTCTCGGTTTGCAGGCGCTCCATGACCTGCCGGTAGCCCGACATGATACCCTGCTTCTGCCGTGGTGACGTGGCCATCCCCGCCAGGGTTTGCACAATATCCGTCAGCGTCTCGTCCCCCGACGCCTCCACCCGCGCCTTGAGCGCCATTAGCCGCTCGTCCACTTCCTCCTCACTGCCGGCCTCCATCGCTCGATACCACCGCGCCACCGACAGCAGCGAGACCGCGCGCGGGTCGCGACCCGCCGCCTTTTCCTCGGCGCGCGTCATAATAACGCCCCCCGTCAAGAGGTCGATGGTCCCCTTCGTCCAGTAGTCTGACTCATCCTTGCCCGTCACCGACCGCACGAAAATAGAGGTGTACGCCTTGACCTGACCTGTACTTGGCATCAACGCCAGCGGATTGTAGCGCAGGCCACCCGCCCGCATGGGGTCGTACACGCGCACGCGGTAGCCCCGTGCCCGCAGAATGCCGCCGAACTCCTCGGCCAGCTCTCCCTTCGGGTCGAACAGGATCAGCGACGCCCGCCGGGCGAGGGGGACCGTTGATTCGGCCAATATCCACGGCGCGAGGAATCCGGCCGTTTTGCCGGCGCGTGTCGCCGCCATGACGCCGCCATGCTGATTCTGCGCGGAGCGGGCTAGGTACACCATGCGCCCGCTCTGCACGTCGATCCCGAGCGGCCAGTCCCCCGGCTCTCCCGCCAGCCACCCCTCGTCCTCCAACTCCTCTTCCGTGGCGAACGGCGGGTCCACCACCACACTCGCCTCTTCGATCGCCTTATCCACCTCCCTCTTGCGCAAGGCTTTGGCGACCTCATCGGCGGTCGTGACCGGTGCAATCTCCTCCTGAACCCGCTTCTTGATTTCCGCTTTCCTGACCGCCTCGCGGGCCTCGTATTCCTCCAGCGCCGCCGCCCCCTGTAGCGCGCCCCCGCTCCCCGTTCCTCCTGTAGTAGCGCCGGCCGTGAACGTTTCACGCACGACCGCCATCCTGACGGCGCGGGCGACGGTATCCTTCTCCACTCCCTCGCGCACCAAATCGGCCAGCGTCGTCGTGTCAAACTCAGCCTTTGCCATCTCGGCGATCTTCGCCTTGCGCGCCTTCTCGCGTGCCTCGTGCATCTCCAGCGCCCGCGCCTCAACCGACCGCCCCGCCTTGCCCTCCATCCTGGCCCGTTCAGCCGCAACCTTGACGGCCTCGTGCTCGGCCGCAAGGTCCTCACGCGCCCTCTGCTTCGGCGACTTCCGCGCACGCTCCTCCTTGCGTTGCGCTACCTGCTCGGCCTGCGCTAGTTGCGCGTCGATCTTCGAGACGCGCGACGCGCGCACGACGCCCCCCGCGACCACGCCGAGGATGATGAGCCCGCCAAGGCCCCCACCTGCCGCCGCCAGCTCAACCGTGACATGCGGGACTGCTGGATCGGCCCAGCGCGCCTGACCCCACGCCATGAGGGCGTCCGCGTCCAGCCGCAGCAGCGCCGCGTTCAGGGCCGCGTCCAACGCGGGGACGGACGAGCCGGCGTGCGCGATCACGGGCCGCAGCACCACGCCTGCCGCCGCACACAGACTGGCCCCCAGACCCAGCGCTGTCAGCGTCCCTTTCATCGGTCACGCTCCTCTGCCCGTTCCATCTGGCGTTCCTCACGCCGCCTCTCGGCGCGCAGGCGCAGCTTGAGGGTGTCCTCGCGGTCACCCTCTGCCCGCTCCCGCTCGCGCATCACCGTCCGGTCCATGCGCTCCTCACCGCACACCGTGCAGGCGCGGTACAACGCACCGTCGCGTTCGGTGAACGTCGTGCCCCAGGTATGCCACCCCGTCGCACATCCGTTCATCGCTCAATGCTCCTCATCGCTCACGCTCCTGTTCGTGCGTCCGCTCAGATAGACGCGTGATGGCGCGCCGGGCCGTGCGCTCCACGACGCGCGGGCGCTCAACCGTGCGCTCTCGCGTCGGAGCAGAGCAATAGGCCAGGCCCCGGCCTTCCAGGAAGCGCGCATCATCGGTCGTCAGTCGGACCAAGCCTTGCCCATAGCGGTGGTAGCCCGCGCCGGATAGGGCCACATGCACATGCGGCTTCGGCAAGCCCGCCGCCGTCCAGCCCGCGTGCTGCACGGCCACCCAGCGCAGCGCGCGGAAGCCTTTGCGCTCACGCAGGTCAGCCAGAACGCGCGTTGTCCAGGCGGGCCACCCATCAGGAGAGACGCGCTCAGTGCTGTGCGGCGACAAGACGAGGTGGTGATACCCAACGACCTGCCGGTGCGCCAACACGTAGCCGTGCACGCCCTCCAGCCCTACCAGATGGTGGGATGCGCGTGACACGCCGCTAGCGCTGTTCGTAGCGGCGCCCATGTCCGGGCTGTCAGCGTGCTCATCATCTCCCGTTGTTAGCGAGGTCAGGCGTGTCGCCACGATATGACCGTCAGCGTCAAACAGGGGACGGGGCGCAACCAAAGGTTCGTCATGCCCCGTGGCATCCGCGTCCGGCCGCGTCGCCATGTAGGTCAGCAGCGCGCCCAGCCGTCCGGTCACGCGCCGACGCGCCTCGGGCATTGTCTCGCGCCGCCCGTCCCGCACGCGCATGCGCCGCGCGTAGCTCTCATATCCTTTGAGCGACACAATCACGACGCCACTCCCACGTCCTCTGTCCCCGTTCCCGTTCCTGTGTCACCCACATCTGCCGTCAACACGAATAAAGGATTGTCCTGGCCGGCGCCGCGCCTGCGCCATTCGTTGACACGTTCCTCCATGCGCGCCCGCTCCTCTGTCCGTAGTAGAACGCTGTACTCCAACAGGCGCCGCATATCGGCCCGCGCCCGCGCCGTGTCCGTGGTGATAGCCCGCAACGCCTCAGCTACTTCGTCGCGCAGCGGCCCCTCGTCGTCCCGTGCGATTTCGCGCTCAATGGCCGCGATTACGAAGTCTTGCAAGCTCACGCCACGGCGCGCCGCCGCCAGTTTGGCCGCGTCTCGTACCAGCAGGGAGCCACGCGCGATAATCTGCACCTGCCCCCGTGTCGTGTCGGCGCTCATTGTGGTTTCCTCGACCTACCCTATCTATCGTCCGTGTACGTCACAGCATCTGTGCTATCAGGCGTGCTATCGCTGTTATGGTGTGTGTTGAGTGGACGTGATAGCAGCGCGACCTGCACGCTTTAGCTTGCCTATTCGCGCCTATCGCCCTCATCTACCGCGCCCCCACAGGCGCCGACACCGCAGGCAACCCCACCACGGCGCGTATGCCGGTGAACAGCGCATCGTGGGCCGCAGGGACGTAGGCCACCAGCACGAGGGCGATACAGGCTATCGTGATGAGGCCAGCGACCAGTGTGGCGACCAAGCTATCTGAGCGGAAGTGAAACCAGCGAGGGGTGATATGCCAGTGCGTCCACAGTCCGGGAATCAGAGGCACGCCATCTTTGGTCATGGCGTCTTCAGCGAGGTGCAGCAGCCCACCAGCCCACCAGGCACCCACCAGGGGCGCGAGCCAGGGAGCGTTCGTCCCCGACGTGGCGTAGACGCTCAGGGCGGCTAGGGCCACCCACAGCGGCACAAGATGCGTCAGCCCGCGATGGCCGAATGACACCTGGCGCACCAGCCACGAAAGCCAGGGCACGCGCGATGATAACAAAGAATGCTCGGTATCGAGGTCGGGAGTCAGACCGGCAATCCCCGCCACAATGGCGCAGGGCGCAAGCATCCAGGGAGACGCCCCTACCAGAGGCACAGAGGCCGCGCCTAACGCGGTCGCTGATAGACCGTGCGGAACTCCGTTCATTCCCTACCCCTTTCTATGCGACAATCGCTGCCGCTTCATGGCATCAGTGTAGCATAATGTTCCCAACGTATACCAACTATAATACGAGAGAAACGGCAACGGTAGCATGTCAGGGGGTGAATATGTGAGAATAGGTGCAGAAACACTGCGTCGGCGATTAGTGAGGAGAGTTCTGTCAGTGCCACGTAAGGCGCGCGAGGGCTTTGAATGGGTATCGTCCTATGTCCCCATTCAGGTGTATCGCACGCTCATTGACATTGCTCGCGCCGAAGGGCGCACCAAATCGGTCATGGCATGGCGGCTGATGGCAGAGGCGATGAAGGCTAGGGGACACGATGTCGATGCGGACTTCCCCGACCCCACACGCGGCGCACCCCCGTCAGCGCCACCGAACTAACCTGTCCATACTGAAACAGAGAGGGGTGGTAGCTATCGGCTACCACCCCTCTTTCACGGCCTTAATATTGGAGGCGCGTCAGATATGGGGTTGACCATGCATCGCCATCCACTCCGCGATGTAGTCTTCCATGGTTTCTTCCATCACCTCCTACATCTTGCGATCTTCCTGAGCCGCCACCCGGCGCATGCGCCTCACCAAACTAGCGCGGACAGCAAAGCCATGGGGTTTGCGCTCTGGGCCTTCGACCGGGACATACTGTTTGTTGGTCAGAGATGCCCCTTCGGCTAGATAGCGCCGAATGTACTCTTTCTCAACCGTGCTAACTGAAGCCCTATCCACCGTAGCGAGGATATGCATGTGCGGGCGTTTACCCTCTGAGCGGATGGCAGATATCCATCCAGCGTTAAGGCCGTCATGGTTGTTGATGTGGCTAGTTAACCGCATAGCTGGCTGTGTTGTTTGCCCGACATATCGCACCACGCCCAGGTGGTCCATCAGGGCGTAAACGTACACCGCATCATCCATCACGGCTTACCCCGTATGCGACGACAAACTCGCGTAGCGCCTGCACGTCAACCCTCCTCACGTTGCAGGTATTGAGTCATAGCCTCGTCCATGACTTCGTAGAGCTTGCGCTTCTTTTTGATAGCGACGATCTTCAGCCGGTCTACTAAATCGGGGGACACTGCGATCCCGCGCGCACCTGAAACAGGCGTGGACAAGGGCGCCTCCTGTTTTTCTTGCTGCGCCAGATATAACTCAACCGCCTCTTCCAGCGCATCGTACAGTTTGAAATGCCGGCGCACAGCTACGATCCGCAGTCGTTGGCGCAAATCTTCTCGCAACTGCATCGCCGCCACCGAACGAGTCAGTGCCGTCAGGGGTGGTTTTGGAATAGACCGCTGCATATCTAGCATTTCAGCCGCCGTGATGGTTATGCCGCTAAAGCCTCCCCACATGAGCGTGTAATAGGGATTGTATTGTGAGTTGGTCAGTGGTTCCCCTTGCGTGACGTATCGGACGATATACCTCTTCTCGCAGGCATGCGCTTCATCCCGAGGCACAAGGTCAAGCACGCGCATTAATGGGGGCAAACCGTGTTCTTTCAACCCGTTGATCCACGCCATCTTAATCGGCGTGCCAACAGGGGTCTGCCAATGAGCAGCAAGGCGGTTCGTCATCGACTCTTCACTCGCCTCCTCAACCTGGCCGATATAGCAGGTAGCACCACAGGGGTCTTCAAGCCCATAGATAACGGCCGTCCTACTCGGAATATCCAATGAAACGTCCATTATGCCCGCACCTCGTGCTTGCCGATGAAATCGCGTAGCGCCTCCTCCATCGCTTCATAAAGCGGTCGCTGCTGCTTCGCAGCAATTGACTTGACCCCAGCCACCAAATCAAGGTCGAGAGCATACCCCCGATTACGACGCCTAATATCGTCGTAATCATCAAATTCAGGGTCAACGAAAAACATGCCAGCAAGAGGATTATGCATTCTATTCGTCAGGAGAACACCAGCAGCCGCACAATCCTCTATGTACCGCTTCTCTTCGGCATCGGCATCCAACTTGGAAACCGTCGTCAATATACGTACTCCCGGCATTAAGTCGTCATGCATGAGTCTTCGCAAGACCGACCGCTGCGCTCTACTGGCAGACGTTAACCGCATGTGCTGTATCAATCGCGCATCAGGGTCAAGACTCTGACCGATGTAGAAAATGCAGTTTTTGTTCAGCGGGTCTGTTAAACCGTAAATATAAACAACGGCCGCGTCACACGTTGCCATGACTAATCTCATTACGGGCGAGGAAATCCTCCATGGCTTCTTCCATCACCTCGTACATCTTGCGATCTTTTTGAGCCGCCACCCGGCGCATGCGCTTCACCAAGCCAACGCGTACTGCAAAACCATGAGGCTTACGCTCACCGTCATCCACCTTAGCGGGAGTTGCCCCGGATGCGGGCTTGCTATCCTGCATATCTGCACTTATAGCGCCCTCGGTCGATAGCCGCACGCCACGACCGCGCCGTATCTCTGGCAGGGGGGCGGGCGCGTTGAGGAGGGCGTCCAGGTCTTTCTTAGACGGCATAGCGTACCCCCACTTCCGCAGCAAGCGCGGTGTAGGCGGACGCCCCCATGCTCGTCGGCGCATACCGAGCAATGGGCAATCCGGCCAACGGCGCTTCAGCCAGGCTGATGTTGGTCGGAATGACCGTATTGAACACGAGGTCGCCGTAGCGATCCCGCACCTTACGCTCAATAGCGTCGGCTAGCTTCGTCCGTGTTGCCAGCGTGCACACCACACCGCCGACATGGAGCGGCGGATTCAAGTCGCGCACCAGCGCGATGGTCGCTTCGAGTTGGGGCAACGCCCTGAATGAATAAGCATGCAGTTGGAACGGCACCAGCGCCGCATCGGCCGCGGCGAGCGCATTGAGCGTGAACAAGCCCAACGACGGCGGCGGGTCAATCAGGATGTAATCGTATCGTGCCCGCACGTCAACGAGCGCCTTGCGCAGCAAGAGTTCGCGCCCGACCTTGCCTGCGAGTTCCATTTCGGCGCCCGCCAATGCAAGCGTTGAAGGGATCAAGTCTAGATGTCCCGTTGTATTCAATCCCCCAGCGTTGGGCACAATGGCAAAGTCCGCGCCCCGCTCGGGGTTCAGCAAAACTTCATAAATGCTGAACTGCAAGGCGTCGGGATCAAGACCTAACCCCTGCGTAAGATTGGCTTGAGGGTCTAGGTCGATCAGCAACACACGCGCTCCCCTATCCGCGAGCGCCACACCCACGGAGAGCGTCGTCGTCGTCTTACCAACACCGCCCTTCTGCATCGTTGAAGCTAGAATATACCCCATACCGCCCCTCCTGTCTGCTCATACTTTTGCATAAATACATTATAGCATATGTGCAATATAGCAGTTTCATGACGCGCAAGACGGCGCGTTTGCGCGTAAAGGGTAATACAAACACAAGGGGGCCGGCGCTACAGTGGTAGCGCCGGCCCCCTTGCGCGCGAATGCCATGGATCGCCAAGTGTATAAAGTGTCACCATGACACCAACCGTGTGTCAACCAAAGCGCCCGCGCTTCTCAACGGCATCCAGCAATTCCCATACCTGCCGGAGATCATCTATGTCATCGGCTACGGCGTGGCGACGCGCGCGATCCTGCTCGCCATCCAAACGCGCCTGCGCGGACGCCGACAGGACGGCCATGGCGTGCTTGGCGCGCTCGTACCAGTACGCAATGGGCCTATCCGTTGCGTCTATGTCCACGTCTGCCTCGTGGTCGGCAGCAATGTGATACCCATGGGCGCGCTTCTCGTCCATCACCAGCCCCATCCCATGCTGTCGCTGACCAGAACAAGAAGAACCCATGTAAACAAACCAGCGGCCATGCCAACGGGGACCATGACCCACAACGTCGGGGCGAGGAGGCCGATGAGCAACGCCGCGCCCAATCCCGCGCTGACCGTCACAACTGCTGGAAGAATGATGTAAACCAGGATGACAAAGGGCAGGCCAAAAAGGATCGCCGCCGTGAGGACTACGGCGTCTTTGGTGATCCCCCAGAGCGTCACCCGCTCAACGCCACCCCTCCCACTGGTGATCGCTATCCTCCACCTTTCTTGTCTCATTGGCGCCATGCCCCCCTTTGTCATCCCTTCACCCGCCCCTCACAGGTTGCCCGTCGTCATCCACGAAAATCACGTTATTCAGCATCCGCGCCAGTAGCGTGACCAACGTGGTCTGCGTGTCAAAGAAACCACGACAGGCTACCCCTGGCCCCGTGCGGTCGTGCCCGTGGCGCATGGTGAAACTATGGCACTCCTGATAGCCGCCCGTGGCCTCGATGCGCTTCAGGCGATCCTCTAGAGAGTCGTGGCTAATCGGGGATCGCTTGCCAAAGATGCACGATTCACAACGTTTGTGACGCACGTGGAATGTGCCCTGATCTAGACATGGCGCCTTGCTCATAATTCCCACCCCTCTCCGCTATACGAGCGCCGCGTGCAACGGCATCGCGTTAAACACATCAAACGACCTGTCCCCGTTCCGCTCCTCCTCATCGCGGGCTAGGGCATTGACCTGTGCCACCGCTTGCTCCCACGAGGCGTACGACTCACCCACGAGCATGGCGTGCATGATCGCGCCCTCCGGCCCCTCGCCCTCATGCGCCTCATTGGGCTCCAGCCACCGCGCCACCACGTAGTACATCGCCTTCTAACCCTCCTTGCCAGACACGTCCATCAGCACGCCCCGCTCATCGTCGCCGTAGGTCGGACACGGCACACGCACATCCTGCACGCAGAACGGCCCCACCTCAACGCGCCCGTGCGCCAGCGCGCCGCACCGCTCGTGCTGACAGGTCGCGGCCCAGTCGTCATCAGGGCCATCCTCGCCGCCTTCACGCGCTCCCAGGACGTGGCCGTTAGCCGCCGCAACGGTCAGCACGTCATACCATGTCGCCACGACATCCGTTGAACACTCGCTCACGCTTTCCTCCTGCTCCTACTACTCCTTACCCGTCGCGCCGTATTTGGCGCGTAGCGAAGCAAAGAGGGCGCGGTCTTGTTTCTCCCTGTCGCGCTTCTCACGCGCACGAAACGCGGCCACGCTGGCGTTGAACTCAGCCGTGCGCTTCTCGCGCTCGGCGGCGTCCCACATGTACGCAAGGGGCATCTCGCCTTCCTCCTCCAGCATGTGCCCGTACTCGTTCGCATAGACCCGACAAAAGGCCAGTTGCCCCTGCTCATCAACGCCCTGGGGCGTGTATTCGTCAGGACAGTCGTCAGTGTGATCCAGGTGGTACTCCGAATACCACCCCATGGGCGTATGCCGCGCGTAATGACAGATCGCGTCCCGCGCCTGCGTTAGAAAGCGCATATAGGCGGCTTCATCACGGGCACAGGTAGCGTGATCCGTATACGGCGTATAGTTGTCTATCTCGTCATCGTTCGTCATCGCTTGTTGGTCTCCCGATACTGCAACGACATGACCACGCCATCCAGTCCCTTAAAATCTACGCCGCCGGCCAGCGCCGCCTTGACGACATCGCTGACCAGCAGATCAACCTCGGTCGCGCCATCTTCCCAGGCCGCATCCTGCGCGGGGGAACTCACGATCGCGTACCGCTCCCCGTTGTAACTGATTTCAAAGCGCAGGTAGGGGCGCCCGTCTGGCCCATCGGCCGGCGCGTCCTCGACAGGGCCAAACCAGGCCGCGCGCTCGTACCGCGCCTTCTGAGCGTCCTGGGCTTGCCCTAACCGCTCCCGACCGACTGCCGTCAGATCGCCGCGCATCGTAGCTGTGTATGTCTCGTTCATGCGGCCCCTTCCTGTTCATCGCTGGCGTCCCATATCTCAATACGGACGCCGCGCTTTGGGCCTTTCTCCTGCCGCACGTCTAAATCAAGGTGGTCGGGAGCGTCATCTATTAATAGACTGCCCCCGTGTTTGGCCGTGAGACCATCTATGGCCCCTTTCAGCGAACTATAGGCATTGTCTTGATCTTTGGGCAGACCGCCGACACGGACCAAAGTACAGACGACGCGAACACGCCCTAACGGGGCCGGGATAGATGACCAGTACTCACGGCACAGCCACGCGACCGTATCCCGGTAGTACATCTTGTCGCGGATGCGTGAACGTAACGTTCCGCCGCCGTTCGGCCCCTTCGGATGTCCGTCAACCCAGATCGTGCAAAGTGGTGGCTTTGTATCGCTCACGGCGCACCGCCTTCGGAGTCCCCGGCGTCGATGTACGCGCCAGGAGGCAACGTAACGGGTGGTGGCCCCTCGGTTGACAGAACGCCTTCCCCATCACAGGACGGACACGCCACGGTATCAGTGTTGGGCGCGTGGCCGTGCCCCTGACACTGCGGGCACTCGACAAGGTTCCCCCACGCTCGCTCGACCGTGCCATCAGGACGCCGCACTACCCCTGACTTCGTGGACACGGGGCACTGTGTGTGTAACGCAAGGCCCATAACCGCGTTATGACCCCTGTCCTCAAGCCATGCCACGCACCCCTTGTTCGTGCAAGTCGTGCGATCCTCGTTGCCCTTGTCGCCGAGTGGGTCTAGGCGATGCTCGTTCCAGATTGCACGGCCTATCGCCTCGTTACGTGTGAGTCCTGCAACCATTATGCGCCCCCTGCTGCGGGCCGCTTCCCCGCCAGGTCTTCCAGTCGCTTGATGCCGTTCTCTGCGGTCGTCTTGTTGGCTCGCACATCGGCCACGGTCTGCCGGATGCCCGCGCGCAACTCCTCCGTTTCCCCGCGCGCCTGTCGCAACTTGTCTTCATACCAGGTCACGTACTCCTCATGGCCCATGATTCGATTGAGCCGAGCGAAATCACCAAAAAGGAGACGAGCGGCGTCGTTATAAGCCCCTGCTGCTTCGTGCGCGCTATCGAACACGCCCAGATGACGCGCCCTCCCCTCGACGGTGATAGCGGCAACCCAGCATGTGCCCTTCGAATGTACCCACACGCCTTTATAACCGCTAAGGGCTTGATTTTTTTTCAGGATATTGCGTCCGTTCTCCATGTGCGTCGCTTCACGCAGATTGCACATGCGATTATCTAACCTGTTCCCGGAAACGTGATCAACCTCTTTCCCTTCGGGCACAGGCAGAATAACGCGATGCATCCACACAGATGCGTCGTCTTTTTGCGAAGATCGTGCGGCGTAGCCGTAATGTGTCACATGCCACTTGAACTGCGCCAGGTAATCGTACACACACGCATCAACATACGCGACACGACCCTGCGTCAGCGGGATAACGCGCATGTCGCGGTCGTAAATGTCTGGTAAGGTGTACGCCCTTTTCGCCGCAGGATGGTCCAGCCACGAGTGCGGTTTAGGGATGCTGAGTTTCGCACGCACGGCGAGAAGTGTAGCGCGCTTCGCCACTCGCTCAGGGGCAGCTTTCACATACTGACGCCAACATGCCTTGCACAGCGTGTCATACCCATCTTTCTGGCTCTGCTTCTTTGGAAAACTCGATAGATCCTTAGGTTGACCACATTGACGGCAAACGCGTCGCGCATCGGGCTTAACAAGCGAAATTACTGAGGTCACATCCATGGCATGTCTCCCTTCCGTGCTTCTGTATTTAATGAATTATAGCATATTTCTGTACTTCTGTGGTATACTGGCCGTATGAGACAAAGAGACACAAATCGCCTCACGCTCGATCTACCCCCCGAATTGCATCGGCAAATCAAGGTCAAAGCGGCCCAGGAAGGGGTGTCTATGCGCGTGCTCATAGAGCGGTGGATTCGCAAGGAACTGCCTGTCGGCGACAGCAGGTCGCCAGCAGACAAGTAACTACAGGGGGCATGCCCTTAGCCCACATCACAGTTCCCTGACCAATTGCCCGTCCCCCCGTCCATCAGCGTCACTCCTCTTTGCCCGTGTTGTTAAACGTTATTCGCGGTGCCGCCGATCCGTTTCCAGGGCATCGCGCAAAATCTTACGCGCGCCGCCAACAACGACGGCGCCAAGGACAAACCAGAACAGCCAGGCGAGGCCATTAATAAACAACCAGATTGCGCCACCTATGACCGCCACGGCCATGCCCGCACAACCAATGATCGTGGCGGCCAGAAGCGCCCCGCCTGTCCCATCTGGCATCGCCATCACCAGCCAGTCATAGTAGGCAAACCAGCGGGCCGGCCATGGCTTCGCTAACGCCTTGCGCCGCAAGCCCACTTCATAACTGTCGCGCTGAACGGTGGGTGGCCATTCGCGGTCAACGCCATTCATGCCGCACTCTCCTTCTGTCCCACTATCACCTCCACTAGCGCGCGCCCCGGTGGGGCATCGCTCCCCGTCGCCCGCCAGCGCGTCCAACCGCGCTGGGCATCGGCGTCCGTGCGGTATGTCCGCGACACAAACACCTTATCGGCGTCGGCCTGCACCATCCACGCGTCGCGCCCGTTGCCGACGCCGCGCCACAAGATGTAGCCGTCCTCGCTGCCAACCACGGTCTCCATTGCTGCCATTAGTTGCCCTCCCTGTCCAACGCAATATCCAGCCGGGCCGCTACTTGCGCTAGCACATCCCGCGCACTCCCGGTGTTGTCGGCGTGCATTGTCCTGAGCCACAACGGAAAGCCGGGCGGAAGCGTTGGCGGCGTCTGCCCCCTTGGCCCGAGGCTCGCCACGCCATAAATCGGCGCGCACCCGCCATAGATGGCCGCTAACTGCTCTGGCGTCAGGCCGTACGGGTGTTGCTGTGCCAGCATATGTCCTCCTCGATTCATCGTCGCGCCTCCTGACGGCTCTCAGCGCCGTGCAGCGGCGCATCCTCTGGCCGCGCATGGGTGCACGCGCCGCAGTCCATACCCTTGGCGTCGCACAGGGAGCACATCTCCCGGCCGCAGGCCGCGCACCGGCGCCACGTCGCGCCCTCTGGCGCTGGACGGCACAGGAAGCACAGCCCAGAAGGGTCGCGCGTCAGCACGCCCTCACAAGCAGCGCACACCACCGACGCCGCAACGACCTCGGCCGACTTGGCCGGCAACACCACACCCAGCGCGGCTATCGTCGCCGTCCGACGCGGGGCCAGATGATTGGCCCACCACGCATCTTTGCACACGCCCACGCACACGCGGCCCGCGAGGAATGAACATGCACCGTAGCCGTGGGCTACCGGCACGGTCTCGCGGCCCTCTACCCGTTCGTTACACCAGCAGCAGCGCGTGCCGCGCGCTCGCTCGCGGCTCTCCCTCCAGCGTCGAAGCATAGCCCCTCCTGTGTCCTCTCAAGCCCGTATGCGGCCTTTCGATTACACCGTATATGTGTCAATCGTGCGGCAAAACCTTGATACCCTCGACCAGCCGCCGCGCTACGTTTACCCCCTCGTAAAACCCGTGCCAGTACGACGGGTCGGACGAGTCGCAGGCAAGATTGTTGAAGGCGGCGACTAGGGCATCGCCAATGCCTGCCATCGTTTCGCCTATGGTCGTTGCAATCGCTAGGTTGCCCTGGATTGCCTGCTGCACCTGGTCGTGGAGCATCTGGCGCACTTCCCGCTCACTCATGCTGTCTCCTCCATCCGTGGCCCAATAATCCGCCACGCCATGTCCCATTCCTCGACGCTGCGATAGGTGGCCACGAGGGCGCCGAGCCGGTTGTTGCTAGCCGGCGCATACAACTCAACACGGTAGGCGCCGTCTGCCTCACGGACCATTGCGCGCCCGCCCGTCACCTCAGAGATGCGCCGTGCCAACTGCCCCGCGTCAGCCCCGGTCATTGTTGCTGCCATGTTGCTCCTCTACGTTGGTGGCGACGCGCTTACCTGCCACGAACCACCCGCCCAGGACCAAGCGCGGCCTATCCGAAAACCGCGCGGCCATGGCTGTCGTCTGAATCTGGAAGTCAACAGGGAGGCCCGTCATGTGTCGCGCCGTGAGCGCATAGGCCATACTAAACGATGCCCATGGCGTATTCGGGCGCGACTCACCATAGCGGTCGCCGCAGTACCGCTTAAACTCTAGGTTGCCCAGGACAAGCCGCACGTCGATATCGTGCGAGTCACGCTCCGTCAGGGCCGTCCCCACCAGCCACGGGTAAACCCTGAAGGCGTCGTAGACAACCTGCCCGAATTGGTGAAACAGCAATAGGCCAGGCATCCCCGTAGCACGCGCCTCAGTCACCCAGAGGTCGTCGGACACCCCGAATGTCTTGGCGTACCACGCAGCATCACGTTTCTCTGTCATAATCACCTCCTCCTACGCCTGGCACATCCCTGCGTGCCCCGCTGGCAGCGCGCACAGTGACATTACCCGCGACTGTGGGTCGCGCGTCCTCCCGATCCGGCACGGGGCACGGCTCCCCATCGACGGCATCCCGATAGTACAACCGCCCCTCGTAGCAGTCGTGCAGCTCATGCCACGGCCCGTCGTAGCGGCAAAAGTAGACCCAACACCCCGTGCCCACGGCGTACCAGCCGTACGGCTCGTGCCCCAGCGCCCGCGCCCGCTGCTCTGCCTCTTCGCGTGTCATCGCACGTCCTCCCCTCCCGCGCGGGCGAGCGAGGGGCACGGCTGATTATCGACCCTATCCCGCCACGGCTTCAACGCCTCGGGGCAGCCGTGCAGCTCGTGCTTTTGCCCGTCGTAGCGGCAATAGTAGCCCCAGCACCGCTCGCCCATCGCAAACCACCGGTACGGCTCGTGCCCCAGCGCCCGCGCCCGCTCCTCTGCTTCAGCGTGTGTCATGTCTACTCCGACCCCTCGGCTTTCCACACCAACTCCAGCGTCAGGATGCCGACGCTCTCAGCCGCGCGCCCCGGCGGCGCTAACTCCTTTTGCAACGCCAGAAGCGCGGCGTTGTCCTCAATGGCGGCCCCGCGCTCTATGAAGCGCGCTCGGAACTCCGGCCCCGTCGAGGTGCTGATGGCGTAAGACACAAAATACCTATATAACGTCATATTCCTCTACCCCCCACGTATCAGGCCGTCGCCTCCTGAACGTTTGGCCTGTACACCGTCCCCCGCAGATAGACCGCCCCATTGCGATCGCGCTCAAACAGGTGGTCGGCCAGGTCGGCAACCTGCATCCCGAGCGCGCTCCGCTGGTACCCGCGCAGCGCCATCATGCGGTTCGCCCGCTCAATGCACTGCTGCACATTGACAGGGCACGTGTCGCCAATGAGAGCGCACAGATCAACGAGCGCATACGGGGTGTAGCGTTTGAGGAGCACGAGCACCAACATGAGCGTCCAGTCGTTCTCCGCATGGACCGGGTGCGTGGTCTGCGCACGCGCCACCTCAGAGGGGTAGAGGCAGTGCAAGCGCGTGCGCACCTCCTGGACGGAGACACCCCGGTAGGCCGCGACCACGTTCATAATCGCGCGGGCGCGCGCCAGGAAATCATCGGCGCGCTTCTTGGCGAAATACTGCCGGCGGACGGCGATATCGTGCGCGTACATCGTCGGGTCAGTGTGGCGCCGCTCGTAGTTGGCGCGGCTTTTCCGCGTCAGACGCCGGGGGTGCCGCATGCGTTCGCGCTTCGTTATTTTGTTGTGGGACGCCTTGCAGGTCAACGCCCACCCCTCGGGGTACATGCTCGGGCGCCCATCTGAGCGCGTGATGGCCCGCCGACCGAAATAGGCATCGGTCCACGGATGGAAAGTCGCGCACCCACTACAATAGCGTTGCCCCTCGGGCGCTGCCGGTCGCCGCTGTGTCATCACCCCACCTCCCCAGTAGCAGCACCCGCGTCGCCACTGCCACCAGCCGCCGCGTCAAACGCGGGCGCCTCAACCAGTCCCGCGCACCAACCGCAGAACAGCGCGCCGCCAACCTCAACCCGCTCATAAGGCAGCACCCCTTTGCCGCACGAGGCGCACAGCCGCGTGACCGCCATGTGGGCGCGCAACCCGCTACCGTTGCCCGCCAGATGCAACCCGCGCCGCCTGTTGGCGAGCGTCGCGTATGACAGTCCCATCGCCCTCATGTCAGCCCCCTCCCCTCTTCCGTCACGGTCGCTCCCCCTCCCCTCCCTGGTCGTGTCCCCGTCTCTACCCGGCGCCGACCGCATCCCGAGCGCCCGCTCAGCCCCGAGGTCCATCGGCACAGCCGTAGACCCGCCGCTATCTGCGCCATAATCGTAGACGGTGCTCTGCCGGCGGCACCTCAACGCCAGCGCCACCCCGACGTAGCGCACCCCGTCCGGTGTGTCGCGCTCAATCACCGTCATGAGGCACCAGGCGCACTCAACATAGCGGTAGGGCATGCCCCGCCCCACAGGCGGCATCGGCCACCAGACGGCTTCGGGGTCTACGTCGTGCCCCTTGACGGCCGCAAGAAACAGCGCCTCGCCGCGCGTGCCAATACCCTCTCTCGGCACGCCCAGCGGCCAGCTTTCAGTCGAGAGTGCGGACGCGTCCGCAGACGGACCCGCGGAGACATGCCGCTGCATCTCCACGCGGCACGGCTCCCCGTACCGCTCCATCAGAAACGCTTCGGCCAGCCGGCGTGAGCCTGTTGTGATGTGGCCACCACCGGGGATGTCCACGCGCACGCGCCGGCCGGCGGTCAGATAGCCTCTGTACACGCGCGCCACCTTCTCGCCTTCCTGCCCCTCGATTAGTCGCTTTGCCATCGTCTGCCGCCCTCTCTACGCCGTCTGCGCCGTTACACGCATGCCCACTGCCGCGCTATCGCTGTGTAGCCGCCCGTATAAAGCAGCCAGCAAAATAGATGTATTTGCGCGTCATAACTCCACACACCCCGCCTTTCGGGGTCGTACACCGATAGGCCGGGCGCGAGGCTGGCATCACTCAGTTCGGACGCCTGGATTGCGTAAAAAGTAGCTGGCTTGTATTGCAGCACCCCCACAACCCCGCTCGGATTCATGGCGTTCACGTCGCCGCCGCTTTCGCAGGCAATCACGCGCTCCACATACGCGCTCGACACGCCGTAGGCGGCTGACCAGTACGAGACCGAGGCGTCTACTTGGCTATCGGCGTGGACGTGCTTGGGGACGCTTAGGAGCGCCACGGCCAGCGCCACGGCCACGATAGCCCTCCTGCCTCTACCACCACACCAGAGACAGCCACGGTCCCCACGTCGCGCCGCACGCCCCCTGCGGCGACCGCTGGCCGCGACCGCCCATCCGGCGCTCACCGTCCGCGTAGTCGTTTCAGTGGCTGTGCTCACGCCGCCCTCCGCTCGCGCGCATCCCTGCTAGCCGGTGACGTACCGCGGCTGGCGGGGTTACTCCATTCGACACGCATCCAGTCCAGGCGCGTTGTGTCCCACCGCACACGCTCTTCCTGCAACTGGGCGATGCGTGCCTGCACGCCAGCCGGCAACGTCGTTACGGCGTCGGCCGCATCGCCCCATTCCCACGTGAGGGCGCGCTGGGCGCGGCGTATCCCGATGAGGATGCCATCGCACTGGCGCAGCGCCGCCACCACGTCGATAGCCTCGGCCCAGGGCGCCATGTATGCCGCCCAGCGGGCGTCGACGCGCTCTTGCTGCCGACACGACGCCAGGACGTACGTCAGGTGCCAGATGAGGGCGGATCGGCCCTGTGAAGGGCGTCGTTTCCAGGGGCGCACGCGGTGGACGCTGCGGGGCGCTGTCGTTAATGTCGCTCTTGCTGTCGTTGTCACACCCCCGCCTCCTTCTCCTTCAGCAGCCGCACTCGCTCCGTGCGTAGCGTCGTTACCTGCTCGTAGTAGTGCTGCCAGAGCATCTGACGCCAATGGTCCGACAGCCAGTCTAGCCGCGCGTCAATGGACATGATGCGGTCGTCTAGCGTGACCGTGGCCGTGGTTGTGGCCGGCCCCATGACGCCCTCGCTGCTCCCGTCCCTGTGCGTCGTCGTCATGCGCGCCATTGCTCCTCCCCGTCGTGCGCTATCCGTTTGCGCGCGTCCCATTGCCGGCAGAACTCGGCCTTACGGGCGATCAGCGCCCCCATCATGTCGGTGTAGCGCGGCGACGACACAGGCTCGGCCGTGTCCCCCCGGCCGCAAAGCAGCGTGTCGAGATACGCGATCTGCTCGTCAAGCGTCATAGTCTGCGGCGCACTTCCCGGCGTCGTATCGTTCATCACTACCTCTGTCCTTTCCGCGCCCACGGGCTTGACCACCAATCGCTGTACTGACCGACGACCCGCCACGCCGCGTCCTCGTCATCAGGGGTGAGCATGTGGCGCATCTCCAGGTCGGATGCGCCACATGAGGGGCACATGTAGGCGATGGCGCCCGTGCCGCCGTTCGTCGCCTCGTAGATGGCCGTGGGCGTCCAGGCGTGTCGGTGGCGTCCCGTGCGCCTCATGACGCGGCCCCTTTTGACACACACTGCATATCCTCCGGTGACGATAGCGCCTCAATGAGCGCGACTACCTGCCCAGCCGTAAAATGCTTGCGAATGAGTGACGCCGCCCTCTCGGCGTCAAGCGGGATACTCACGCGCCTCTTGACGATCCCTGCATCATCGGCTGCCGCCCGCACACTCTTGTACTCACCCGCCTGCATGCGCTCCAAAATGTCGGGACGGTCGCGGGCAATGCGTGATGTGAGATAGTCGGCGTTGGTACCCCCGCCTTTAGGAGTAGAGTTGATATTATCAACTCTACTCCGGCCATTTCCGACCTCCCCGTGAAAGGGCAGTGGTAGCGTGTCCTCTGCCCGCGCCATAACGCGCGCCGTCGAGGATGTCGCCGTTTCGCCAATTTCGGCAAGGAGCAGGGCGTCCATGGTGCCATAGGGCTTCTCAGGCGGTATGCGCTCATAAATACGATGCTGGTCCGCTTCCTCCAACGCCGCTACCCATTGGTTGTCGCCTAGCGGATCACCGCACGCCTGGCACATCCCTCCTGCGACCTGCCACAACAACCTGCGATCCCGCGGCGACCGCACCGTGCGCTGCTGTTTTATGACTGTGCCCCTCCCCATCTGCCCTTCTTCTCCTCACTGGCCCTAAAACGGGCATCCCGCCGTGCGCGCGCTCTCAAAACGCGTCAACGTTGGCTCCCACCACAGCGGCACCGTCCCTGTCGCGCCGTCGCGCTGCTTGACCACAATCAACTCGGCATGGTTCTCCTTACTGGGGTCGTCGGTCACATAGGCCCCATCGCGGTACAGCAGGCCAATAATGTCCGCCGCCTGCTCAATGCCGCCCGCCTCGCGCAGGTCAGCCATGGTCGGACGCTTGTCCACGCGTTGCTCCACGCCCCTGTTTATTTGAGCCAGGGCTATCACCGGCACGGCGAGCGTGCGCGCTAGGGCCTTGAGTCCCCACGCAATCAGGTCAACCTCGCGGCTGCGGTTATCGGTCGGTCGCCCGTCGCCGCCCACGATTTGCAGGTAGTCCACGATAATGAGCGAGAGCGGTTCGCGGGCATGATAACGGCGCGCTATGCGCGCTATCTCACCGAGCGTCGCGCCTGGCTTGTCGTAGATGCGCCAGGGCTGCGCCGCCAGCCGCTGGGCCTGCGCGGTCAAGGCGCCGTGCCACGCGGACGCAGGCTCAACCGCGCGCACCGTCGCCAGAGGGATGCTCGTCTCCAGCGTCAAGAGGCGACTAAAGACCTGCTTGCGCGACATCTCAAGGCTGAACATCAACACGCGCCGCTCAATAGGCGGGGTCAGCACATTGCGCATGATGGTCAGGGCAAGACTCGTCTTGCCGATAGCCGGGCGTGCGCCGATGACACACAAATCTACGGGACGCACGCCGCCCCCAAGCATCTCGTCAACCTCGACCAACCCTGTCGGCAGGACGTGGTTGCGCTCCACGAGGGGCCGATCGGCGTCGGCGAGCCATTCGGCCAGCACGGCGTCACCGCTGTAGGCGTCCCACTCTTCCGTGCCGCCCTCTGACGCCGTCGACACAACCTCAGTGGCGCGGCTACGCAGCGCGCCAAGGTCATCGCCCATGCTCGCCACGACATCAGCGCGGATACAGGTGGACGCCTCCCACAACGCGCGTCGCCCCGCCACATCGGCCAGGCGGTCGGCATACTCAAACGCGTGCGCCACGTCGGGCGTCGCGGCCACGAGCTCGCGCAGCATCGGCGCGCCGTCGTAGCCAGGGATGGAGTGGCCGACAGCCTCCTCGGCGAGCGTGAGCCAATCAACCACCGCCCCACGCTCGCACATGGCACAGACGAGGGCGAACAGGTCGCCATAGGGCGGCACACAGAAGTCAGGCGCCGCCACCCGCGCGATAATCGCGTCGGGGTCACTGTGAACAAGCAGCGCCCCCAGGACGGCGCGTTCCAGATCTGCGCTCATGAGCGCGGACGGGATATCGCCCTCACGCCGCCCGCTCACGGCCGGTCTCCGGCCATCACGGCTGGGGGCGGCGTGAGCCCATAGGTCACGCAGCGGCATGGGCGGCAATCACAAGACGCGCAGATAACGGCCCGCCCACGGCGGCGATGATAGTCCGTGACCTCGCCGCCGACCGGCTGTCCGCCCTCCCAGCGCGCCATACGGTGCGTCAGACCATCCTCACGGATACTGCGGCCACGCAGCACGAAGCAGGCGTACACATCGCGGTCTATGAAGCGGTCGGCCATGCGCGCCCCGAGCGCGTCCAGCGTTTCGTTCGTCCCCACAACTGTCGGCAGACGCCGCTCATAGCGGCCATCGAGAATCTGTAGCATCTTCTGGCCGACATACTCGGTGGCGTGATGCGCGCCCAGGTCATCAACGAACAGGATGGGCGCGGCGACAAAAGCCCGGACGCGCGCCGCAACACTATCGTCCTTGATGCCTTCCTTGAGGTGGTCGGCCAGCGCCGCCGCGTGGACGTAGCGCGGCTGCACGCGTGGGTCTTGGTGGTCGCACAGCGCCAGCGCCGCGCCAAGCATCAGGCGGCTCTTGCCCGTGCCGAAGTCGCCCAGCAACAGGAGGCACGGCGCGAGAGTGGCTGCAAACGTCACCGACGCCGCGTAGGCTGCGACCTGCCCTCCATTCGGGCTCAGGGCAGCCAGAGAGCGAGCCACGGGGACGTACCAGCCATCCGCGTCGGGGTCGCCGGGAACGGAATCGAGCGAAGACAGCACGAGTTCGTGCCGGCGCGCGCGGCCGGCGCCACACGCGCAGGGATACCAACGCCCATCACGGGCCAGCACGCGCCCACGGCCCGCGCAGAGCGGACAGACAGCGGGAGTGTCAAGAGTGTCAGGACGCATGGGGGAACTCGGTGATGTGCTCATCGTTGTACACGTTCGGATTGGCGACGCGCGCCCCATTGCCCATCTCGACCAGGCCAGTCCGCCCGCACATGACTGTATCGTGCGGGTGCCCCATCGCCATGCGGCAACTGGTCCGGCCAGGCAGTCCTACCGCGCAGTAGTCCTCGATGGTGAAGGTTTCCGCACGCCAGCCATCCGTGCGACCCATGCCGCTATGGGTGTTGCGTGCGCTCGCCCCCCCTGATGACGCGGAGGGACGCGAGGCGAGGCATCCGTCGCGGAACGCCTTGAGCTTGCCGGGACACGCCGACAGCTTGAACGGGGCGCGGTTGGGATACGTCCCGTTGCTCCACCGCTCGTCGTAGACCGCCTGCATCAGGGCAAGGGCTTCATCGAGCGAGGCGCAGGCCCGCGCTATGCGCTCGGCGTCAGCATTGGCGTACTTCTGGCGCGACGCAGGCAGAGTGTCCCATGGCTCAGCCGTGTAGCGCTCGAAGTAGCGCGCCTTGATAGCCTCGCGCCGCGCATACACCTTGGGGTCAGCCTGTTGGAGCGATGGCTTGGATGGCGTGCGCGGCGCCTTCGGGCTGTTGCCAGTATCAGGCTTGACGGCGGAAGCACCCCCCGCCTCATGCTTACCCTCGGCATCGTGAAGAACGTCAGCAAAATTAGGCAGGGGGAGCGGCGTCGGCACGTGAGCGCCGTCCCACTGTGTAGGTGGGTGTTGTGAACGTGGGTGTTGTGTGGGTGTTGTGAACGTGGGTGTTGTTAGTTCACTGAGCGAACTAGGGGGGGTTCGCTCAGTGAACTGGCTACTAGTTCGCTCAGTGAACGCCGGGGGTTCGCTCAGTGAACTAGTAACGTCGGCGTTAGGGGTTCGCTCAGTGAACGCCTCCTGCTCATTGTTCACGAGATACAAGCGTTCGTTGTCTTGATCGCGCGCGAGTGGCTTGAACTCATACACTGTCGCGACCGTCTTGACGCCCTTGACCTTGGGGGAGATAGTACGACCGACGAGGCCGCGCTTCTCCAACTCGGTCAGTGCTGCTGATAACGTCGCGTGTGATTTAATGCCACATCCGTGATTGACATAGGAACCATCCGAACGCTTCATGCCGTCGGCAAACTGCGTGAAGCTGATGCTATCTGTGGTCTTGCGGAACCCGTATGTATGTCGCACGATGTAACACAGCACCTTCCACTCGGCGTGTGATACGTGGGCCATCCAGTAGTCGAGCAGTTCATCGGGGAATTGCGTCGTGTTCGGGTAAAAGGCGTTCATCATGATCCACTTTTCTGTTAATGACGCCGCGCGTTATAGGCGCGGATGGTATCAATAGCGTTGTTGATGCGTGTCGCCGAGGCGGTATCCCCGCCCATGTCGGGATGGCACACCTTCATGGCGGCCTTGTAGATGGCTTCAACGGCCCACACGGGGGCGTCAGAAACGAGATAGAGAGCCTGGTAGGCGTTGGCGATATACGACAGGTCATCAGGCGCGGGCGCTTCGTCCTGCCACGTCACCGCGTCAGATTCAAACGTGGCATCCACCCAGTGACGGACCTGCGCGGCCCATCCTTTGGCCAGCATCCATTCCTTTGTGTAACCGTCATAATGCGCCGTGGTGAACTGCGCACGGAACGCTTGTAGGATGGCGATGAAATGATCGGCGCTGCGCCACGTGACGGCGATGTCTGCGCCGCACCACACCGTTATGGTGGCCTCGCGTTTGGTGTAGCGAGTCACGGTTTTACTCCCGTCTTGAGTGCGTGCGCCGCCGCCGTGTAATCACCGTCATGCTCAAGCAGCGTGTAGGCGGCAAACTTGCTGTAACTCTTTTCCGACTCGAAAGGGTGAGCATTGGTGCTGAACACATAGAGCACATCGGCGGCGCCGTAGCCCGTCGTGGCGCTCAGGCCCTCGTCCTTACCGGGGCGACGCCAGAACAACTCCTCGCCGCGCGAGCGCTCCACGCGCCAGCCATGCGGCTGCAGGATGCGCCGCCAATCGTTCTCGGCGTTGAAACGGTCGCCCGGCCGGTCGCCATCAGGTTCTTGCGCGCGCATCGTGCGTGTGTCGCGCACGGAGGGCTCCCACGTCCCGAGCGCGCGGGCGGCGTCAATCAGGCATAACCGCTCTCCGATATTCAGCACGGGCAACGCGCCGAATGACCCGTGCGTTAACTGATAAGGGCGTCCCGTCGGGTGGCAGGCGAGAGCCGAACCTGGCAGAAGCGCATACCCGCCCTGTCCGCGTGTCTCAATGAGTGTGTACGGACGCTCACGGCCGTTGTCGTCTGTGCGGGACTCCTGGGCCAATTTCTTATTGCCCATCGGCACGTCACGGTGGCGATACCAGTAATGCGCGCCCCCTGTCGGCGTTTCAACATGCACCAACCTATCCAGAAGTCCCGACCGTAGCCGCTCGACTCCCGTGCGCCACGCCTGTACGAGGTCCGGCGCGTCAATGTCCACGGCCTCAAGGTTGCCGCTGACGCGTCCGCAGATAGCAGCCATGCCAATGGGGTCGGTTGGCTCGTCAAACCATGCCACCAGTTCGTCAGGCGTTGGCAGGCGCTCCTGAAGATACGCCCACTCGGGCAACGCCGGCCGCTTGGTCCCGTCGGCGCGTATGGGTAAGAGACCTATGCCCGCGTCAACAAACTTATGCGCTCTCTGCACGCGCGGACTCATCGCGCACCGCCCGCACCGCCCGCACCGCCGACAGCGCCGGTGACTTCAACCCATACCCGTTTTAAGCAGGCGATTTGTTCAGGGCGCAACTCGCCCGTTCCCTTGCATTCCTGAATAGCCGCCACGGCGTTATCGAAGCGACGCGGGACGCGCAGCCCCTCTTCGAGTAACGCCGCCCATCCATCCTGTATCTCGCGTGTCACCGGCAGCGCTGGTTCTGCCGTCGCTTTCTGTGTTAATGTCATAGCGCCCTCTTCGTGTAAGCGGGTGGGTAGGTGGGGTCGTGGCTTCCTGGCAGTTGGCACGGCCCCGCGTTTGGTTGCTGCTACGTTTACCGCTTGGCGCGATGACGTAGCCACGTCAGGGCCTTGTCAAGCTCCTCCGGCGACATCTCGTCGGCCGTCTTTTTGAGCAGGGCCGCGCCGTCGGTGTCTTTCGCTAGCAGGCCCGTTACCTCGCTCTTGAGTTGCGCCGGGCCGAAGGCGGGCGCGGTACTGGAGGCACCGGGGGACATCGTTGCTGCCCGGTGCGGGGGGGGCTGTTGCGATGTTTGCTGCTGTCCTGCACGTTTATGCAGGTCGCTCGTCTTGTCGTAGAGGACGTTGCCAAACTGGTCGCCCAGGCACCGCAGGGCGCGTTTCATGGCGTCCGTCACCGCCCCTTTCATGGCCGTTTCGTGGCCTTCCGCGCGATCCCCCTGCACGATGCCGCATCCCACGTCCTCATGCCGGCAGAGCGTCACGCCACTGGGGTTATGCACCTCCACCAACACGAGTGCCATGTAGCTCTTGATGTCGGGGTTGTAGTCGAGTCGCGAAATGGTGTGCGACCACCCGTCGTAGCCGAGGATGTCGTTCGCCTGGTTGATCGCCTCAAAGCCTTCTAAGTACGAGAGGGATCGCCCCGCCTGTTGGCGCTGCGACACGAGGTCAGGCGCCAACGGCGTGCGGAGTTTGGCGAGCTGATCATCGTCAAATGGCATCCTGTCCCCCTCCTTTACTTGATCCGTATGGCGATCTATCAATTTTCACGTTCACGCTCTGACTCCTCTTTTCGGTGTTCCTGCATCGCCCTAACCCATACCATAATCGTATCACGTCGTATCACCTAGCGTCAACTCGCCTTAGTTGTTATCATAATGTTGTGGGTCGTGCCGTTTTGGGTCATGTTGCGCCACACGCGCCATGCGGGTGCGGTAAGATTGGCTCATGGCAGGGGAGGAAAATGTGTTAGGGCTAGATGACACGCTGACGTTGCTCAACGTGAGCAAGCCGACGCTGTATCGGCTTATTGATCGTGGCGTCATTACACCGTTGCCGCGACCAGAGCATCTAAAAAAGCGCGCCCAGGTACGCTTCATGCGCGACGATGTTGAGGTGGCGCGGCGTAAGATCTTGGGACTGCCCGCGCAACAGGGTGAGTAGCCACGCATAGACGCGGGCAGGTGTGACCGCTCGGGTGGGCGATGAGGCATGGGGCTGGTCCTTTCTGTCACGCTATACGAGGGACGGGAGTGTGATGTGGACGGTCACAACCGCCTCTAGCGCGGCTTGTCTATCTGGCTCTATGTGTGGCTCGTATTCCCACACGCGCATCCCGAGCGCCTTGGCGATCACGACCTCAAGCCGAGCGCCCTTGGAGTGCTCCCACCCTGGCAGGACGACAACGGCATCCGTGCCGAGTAGGGCGCGTATGTCAGCGCGCATGTAGCACTCCCACGTCTGAGGGTTGGTCACGGCGTCGTGGTGCAGTTCAGCGGGATTAACGACGGTATGGCCGCGCGAGCGCAGGTCGGCTGCGGCGGCGTGGAACGCTGGATAGTTATGGGTCGGGTTGCCGTGTTCGTCGGTGATGCCTGTCATGGGGCCGGCGATGTATAAACTCATGGCTACACCGTCCCTGCGAATAACTGAGGCAGTGGGTGGCGGCAGGGTGACACGATGCGCAGAGCATCGACGTAGCCAACGCCGGGACGCTCCCCGACCGTTGGTGTGTACACAAGTTCACCATCGTCGGTGCCGGCCAGCATCCAGTAATCGCACGTAGCGCATGCACACTGCGGCAGGTCGTAGGGCGGGGTGCCGTGGATGGCCCACGCGCTCATCGCGTGGCCCGCTAGCGTCGCCTCATGGCGCACGAGAGCGGCCGGCGCGTCAGCAGGCCAACCGGGATACTGGTGCTCAATATCAGTTGCCATACGGCCCCCTCTCTTGCTCTCGGACGATACACAGGCCGTGACGGTTCTGGTAGCGCTGTCTACCCAGACCGCAGAGCGCCCAAACGCTGCCTGCGATGACCGATAGGCCAGTCCAGGCGGCAGCGATGATTAATAGGGGAATCACGCCTCTACTCTCTTCTCTTTAATTGACGATGGGTCGTTAGACGAGGATGCGCTGTCTCGGGTTCGTGCGAATGCGAATGCGGGTTGCGGGTGGTTTGGGCAGGTCATTGTTTAGCGGGCCGGGGCGGTAGCATGCCGTGGTACGGCATACATCGCACGGGTGTTGTGCCGCATACCCGTCGAAGGTCGCCCCGCCCTCTGGAGCGCGGATGATGAGGAACTCGCACCCGCACCGCAGACACAGGGCGAGGGCGTTGTAACTCTCCGTGTTGGGTGGTGGTGATTGCCAGTTGCCCAGGATGTGCCCGTGCTTGCCCGCGTAGGCGCGGGCTGACCTGTTCGCACCGCCGCTTGGTGGCGTAAAGGGCAGGTCGGTCTTATGCCGGGATGTGGTTGTCATGTTGAGAACATCCTTAGCTGCGCCTGTTCATCGGTCAGTCTCTTGCGGCCCACTTCGACATATCCAGCATCGCGTTCAATGCAGATGAAATCGCGGCCCTCACGGTGTGCGGCGATGGCCGTGGTTGCCACACCACAGGCGTTGTCGAGTACAAGATCGCCGGGATTGGTGTAGGTGCGGATCAAGTAGCGAAAGAGGTCCACGGGCTTCTGCGTCGGGTGAAGATGTCCTATCTGCGGGTCACGTGCAAAAAAAATAGATGTGACCGGACAGCGGCCACCAGCAACCTCGCGTGGCTCACTCGTCTGCGTTCCGTAATTCGCGGAAAACGAGCGCGTCGGCGTACGCCTATAAGATTTACCTTCGCGCCGTTGGGGGTTGTAAACGGGCAACTTATCATGGAAGACGAGCACATTCTCATGGATTTTCATGGGTGCATGTGCAGCATTGAGATGCCCGCTCGGCTGATTCTTCAACCATACCCACTCATAACGCAACCACGCGAGATTAGAGCAGCCTAGCACTTTGTCAAATGGCGTCTGCGCCGTCAGGACAATCGCACCATCGCGCTTGACGACACGCTTGTACTGCGCCCATAGCGCATTGAGTGGGATGATGCTATCCCACGGGTTCGCGGTCGTACCGTAGGGCAAATCACACAGCACCATATCTACGCTGCCGTCAGGAATAGACGGCAGCACGTCCAGACAATCGCCGTGGATAATCGTGTTCCGTAGCCCATCAAGGTCAGAGGGCGCGGAATTGAGTGTTGAGTCTGAGGGTCGTTTTGTCATGCCGGCATCGCCTCACGTCCGACCACTGCTATCATCTGTCGCCCGAGATGTTCCGTGAATGCTGGCGGAATTGCTTGGCACAAATCGTGGCGCCGGCTGATCCAGTTGATGCCCATAGCGTGCTCCCAACGCTTGCGTTGCTCGGCGTACGGGATGGTGTGCGTAGACCGCTGGCCGCCGCCGTGGACGCTGACGTAGGTGCCATCGGCCACGCTGCCCGCGTGCCGGTGGGGGCCGGGCGCGAACAGCAGCATGTTGGACTCGAACAGGCGATGCCGGATGACCTGCAATCCGAACATGGTGCCGCACAGCAACAAGGGATTGATGAGCGGAGCGCCTACCACGTTTTCGATGATGTAGGGCAGGCCCGAGGCTTTAAGGGCGTCCCGTGTGGGGCCGACTAGATCAAGGAGAAGATCCTTTGCCCCGTGATTAATTCTCGTGTACTTCTGGCAAGGCGCACTCGCATGGACGGCGTCGAAATCGCGCCAGTGAGTATTTAAGTACTCAATAGCATCCCCTTGATGGAACTCAAAAGGGTAATCCGGCATGTCGGCAATATCGACCCCGGTCACGTCCCAGCCGGCCTGATGGTAGCCTACAGCGGCGCCGCCACAGCCAGAATACAGGTCTAACAGGCGGGGACGGCGCCCGGATGCCACCCATGCCCCTAGCGGCTTAGGGGCGTCCTGTGTGTTGCTCACGCCGCGCCCCTCCCCGCCGCTTGCCTCGGCGCCGCATCGGTGCTTTGCAATCGCTCCGAGAGCAGCGTCCGATACTCAAAGAAGCCGGGATGCACGATGCCGTCGGTTTCCAGGTCGCGCGCCAGTCGTGACAAATAGTTATTGTTCACCGCAAAACTTTGGTCGCGGCGCTGCACGCGGATACGATAGCGCACGACCTCCCCGATCGCTTTGATCCCGTATCGGCCGATACCCTCGGCCACGATCTCGCGCGTCACCTGCACGAAGGCGGCATAGATGTCGGGACGTGTCGCTCGCCAGTTCTGGTAGGCTACCTCCAGGTGGTCATTAAACGGCCGTCCAAAAAGTCCTAACTGGCGCCCGCTAGTGAAGGGGTGCTGGGAGCCACCGCCGTTAGGCGGCGGGGGAAAGCGCCCGGCTATGCGCGTAGTCATATCCGTCTCCTTTCTGTATAAGCGCGAGATACTTTGGGTGGACATTGACGCCGCAGACGCAAAAACACGGTCGTTGGCGGATAGTCACCCGCCCGACACGGGTACCTCGGTATTTACCTGTGGGCACGACGGCGCGCACGACATCGCCGGTGCGATAGCCGCCGAAGGTGCGCACGCGGGAACGGTGGTGGATGGGGAACCCGTACTTGTCCGTCCCGCACATCTGGCGTGTGCCCCGCCCCATCGCCCGTATCTGGAGCGGCGCGACACCCGCGATAGATAGCGCCTCGGGCGTGCCGGCCCCCACGCAGGCGGCGTCAACCCAGTGGGCCTTGGGCATCCCCCGCTTGGCGCGGTTGTACGCGGTGCGCCCACCCGTCCCCACCTCAACGGGCAGCCCCATCGCCTTGAGTTGCCCGTAGAGTGCCCAGCGAGTCGCGTTCACCGCCGCCGCGTCCTTGAGGGACGCCTTACAGCGCCCCTGCACCTCTGGGTGCCCGAACTCGGCGGCGGTCATGGCCCCTTTTGCCTTGTTGCACGGCTCGCACGCGAGCGCCAGGTTACTCACGCGGTCGCTGCCACCCCGGCTGCGCGGGACAACGTGCTCGACCTCAAGTCGCACGCCCTCCCCCTTAGCGCCGCAGAAGACGCACGTCCGGTTGAACTTCAGGAGGAGGTATTGCCGCACCTCGTACCCGGCCACTTCGCCCTGTTGGTATTCGACGCCGCTGATCTCGGGGTTCTGCATGGACTGTGTATCGAAACGGACCACCTCGACTGAGATTGCATCAACGGGCGCGTAGCGGCGGAGACGCCCGACCCACGCCATGACGTTGGCGACGCGGCTCCCCAGCGACGGCGGCAGCCAGCCCTCGGGGCGGCGGCGGTTGAGGAAGCGGGGCTGCCGGTAGCGTGTCTTGCGCGCACGGCGTCCATGGCGCAGCGCACGCCTGGCCGTCAGCCTCGCCTTGATGGCCTCCCCGCGGTGGGCAACCTCGGCGGCCCACACGACCGACCCCACAGCGTCATCCACGAGCGCCAGGCCCGTCGTCTTGCTGCCAGGGTCAACCTTCACCCGCAACAGCGCGGGCGTCGCCACGGGCGTCGCCTCCTTCAGGATGATTGTGAAGGGGTAGCAGCGAAACACCGCAGCCTCTCCCCTGGACAGTCTGCGGCGCGCCTCGCCCGGATGGACCGGGTCCAGTGGACGCCTCTCGGTGTCTAGCACGAACACGTTGCTCATATCTTCTCCCCCTCTCCTCGTGCCCTTGCGGGGCCTCCCCTTACGGGGGTAATGATCACCTCGCCGATGTCTCCGAGGCTTGTCATGCCCTGCACCTTTGCGCTTTGACCTATGACGCTCATGATGCGGGGCGACAGAGCGGAAGGCTGGTGGAGCACCCTCCGGTGTCGTGACCCCCGAAACGTAGCCCGATGGCACCTTCACGGATGCCCTGGCTGGGGCTGGTCAGCTATGGCCCGGAGAGACGCCTCCCCAAGCCGCCCCTTTCAAGGGGCGGTCACTGACAACCACAGGCGCAGGCCGGCCGACACCCGCGCCGTCATCGACCCGCGCCGGTCGTAGCCCCAGCCGTACGCGGCGATGATGGCGCACGACACGGCGATACCTACGCCCCCCATGGTGGCGGTGAGTGCGATGCAGAGAGCCGACATGCCTGCCCATGCGCCCCATGCCGCATTCCTATGGCCTGCCGTTGTGCGTGTGTCCTGTACCTGTGTGTCCTCTGTGGCTGCTGTCGTAGGCAAGGACGTTACGTCAGCGGCGCCGCTTGTGTCTGCGATGAACGTGAGACCGCCGCTGTCGTGCGCCCGTGGTTTGTAGGCCACGACACGGCCCCTGGCGGGGTCGTTATCTGTCCAACGATGTGACATGCTATGCGTCCTCCGTGGGGTGACTCTCTTGCAACACGCTCACGCCGCCACCGCGTCTGCGTCGTTGTTCGCGCTGGAAACCTTCTGTTGTTGTTGTGGCGTGCACAGCCCGATGTTACCGCGTTGGGCGCGGGCTACGGCGTTCTCATGCAGTAGGTCGAGCGCGGCCCGGTCGGTCGTATCGTGAACCTCGTGGTAACGACCCGCGCCGTCCGGCGCGTCCAGCAGCGCACAGTAGTCGTCAAAGTCGATGCGGCCGTAGGTGTTGATGGGCACGGCCTCACTGTAGGCGCCTGGCGCATGCGCCAGGACGCTCCATGTCGCCGTGAGAATAGCGAAGCCGCGCTCAGTGATATCCGTGCGCTTGTAGTAGTAGTCGCGCACGATGATGGCCTCATTGAGCACAGGAGCGTCGTGAGCACTGAGGGCGCTCATGACACTACGCCGTCGGTGATGACACAGAAGCCGCACAACCCGTCGCGCAGCGGACGGTGTGCCGCGTCGCATACGCGACACACGCCGCGCGCCATGACGGGCGCGGCGACGACAACCGTGCCGCCCGCGTCAACGGCGGCGCGTAGACATCTGAGCGCCAGGAGGTGCTTGCAGCCTCCGTCGAAAGGCCGGGAGCCAGAGGTAAAGCCGGGGCAGGTGCAGGCGCCCGTGAGCAGATCGACGGTGTAGACGGCTGGGTAGCCATCGTCGTCTAATCGCCCCGTAAAAGACGGTACATCGTACTGTTCGAGTCCAACCCAGCGCCATGCGCGGGGCCAGGTCGGGGCATCACCGCGTCGGGACGCGCGGGCATCGTCGGCGGGTGTGCGCGGCTGTGCTTGACAAACGATCTCGTGCTGTGCTGTAATGGTCATTGGAGCAAACCTCAGTTCAGTTTCGTTCTATGCCGCAGCCGCCGACACGTCGCCCGTGTCGGCGGCTTGTTTATTTTGTGGAGCGTCAGGTAAGGGTGATTCCTCGGTGGTGATGAATGCGCGCGGGCATCGCTTGCCAAAGCCTTTTGGTAGCAATGCGCACAACTTATCTGCGTGTAGATCAAGTAGATCTGCCACGACACGCACCTCCGCTTCATCGGGGCGCACGTTGTTGTGTCGTATATGCCCCCATCGGATAGCGTCAAGGCGACCGTGGGAGGCGCGCACGAACGCGGCATTTGTTCCATACCGCTGTGTCATGGCCGGAGTAATCGCGGTGAGCCATGCGTCATTGCCGACGGGGTACGGGCCGTACTCTGTCTTGCGCCTGCTCCGTGGTCTGCCCCGTGGCCTGCTAACCGACTTGACCGTCTGTTCCATAACCGTATCCGTCCTCTATGTAGTCGATCATGCATATTTTAATGCACGCATGAATACTATAGCGTGGATGCAGGCGCATGTCAAGCGGTGCATGCGCACAATAAAAATTGGGGAGGGATTGTGGATAGAGGGCGTACAGGTTTCGTTGCAGCGCCGGATGGCGGTATAGTATTAATGCGCGCAAGAAGAAATGCTAAGAGACGGGAGGTGCCGAGGCTGATGGTAGGGCGAGGAGAAAGAAGGTTGACATGAGCAAAAAATCAATTGCGTTGCTCAACGCTGCGGGGTCCGTGTCTAGCGCCCCACAGGGGGCCAAGAACGCGGGTGCGCAGAGACGGTCTGCGTCGCAGCCAGAAGGGCCCACGGCGCCCTGGATAGAACGTGAGCCGGACTGGTCTCAGTTCGATAGCATGATTGACGACCTAGCCCGTCGCAAGACAGACGGGAATCTCTACGCGCTTGGTAAACTCGTCTATCCAAAAAATGGGCGGCGCTTGCATCAATATCGCACGCCGAAGAAGAACGGGCGGCGGATGGCGCCGAGCACTGAAACGCTTGTCGCGCTCGCCTTGGTGGCTGGCGATGATTTGCGCGTATGGCTAGAGGTTGGTGGTAAGATCCCCTCTACGCCTGGCGAGGAGATGTCCCCCACGGGTCGGCAGTTGGCCCTGTTTTTTACGCGCGTAGGACTGACCGTCGCCGATGGTGAATATCTTATGCGCATCGCCGAGTCCTTTCGGGCACGCGCCGATGCGCGCACGGGCGACGACATGGTTATCGAGGGCGAGGCGCGGGACGTTCACGCAGCAACAGGTGAAGGTTTGTGATTGCAGTGTCATAACCGTAGGCCACGGCGACCTTGCGTGTCGTTAATTATCGCTTGGTGGAACGATCCGTAGGGGCCGGATAGCGCGTATGCGCGTTCGTGCCCTGTGGGACTCGCGATAGCGCCGTTGACCAAGGGCTGCCCCCTCCGGTTTTGGTTGTTTCATCAGATTCGTCTGTTCCTGCGTCCGTGCCGCGGGAGGGACGAGAGGACCTCCTAGCACGTGAGACGCGATCTCGGTCGGGCGTAGGTGCCGCTTCATAATCGCCGTAGCGTTCACCAGGACCGCTACCAGAGGGTCGTTAACCGACGCATCAACCATGTCGCACCAATCCGCGAATAGCACCGGCGCCAGGATGTTCTCAAGCGTGGTAGACAAGACGGCAATCTCGTCGGCGGTCATCAGGCGACTGCCGTTTGTTTTGTCCTCGGCGCGGCGTTGCGCTACGGACCCCGGCTCGTCGGGGGCATACACCATCTCTCTCATCTCCATGAGCGCCCAGCAGGACGCTTATCCAGCCCGGATACACGAGGTGGCGGGGACGCGCTACCTGGGTTTTGTCTTTACTAGAACAACTGTCCTATCAACGTACAGCGAAAACGGCTCCCCGTCAAGCACCTGTGCGGACTGTTCCCATTGGCGGGGTGATACTCTCGGGGGCTGTACCGAGGTATTGACTGCCTAGCTGCGAGGTTGATGCCCTTTTCATCCTTGAAACATAGCATGCTCCACAAACAGACGCAATGATTATCTCTGCAAGGGAGTGGCGTCCGTTGCAGGTTTGCAATAGACAGATAGACGACAGAAAAAGACGGTGGTGGGGAGGAAGGCAACGCCGATGGCCTCGGGGTCGGTGCGTGAGCGGCAGGATCGGCCAAAGAAGCCGTGGGAGGTGGTCGTGCGTTTGCCGCCGGTGGTCGATCCGGCGACAGGCAAAAAAACGTATCCGCAACGGTCACGGTCCTTCGATACGGAGCGCGAGGCCGAGCGGGCGCTCCGGCGGTGGCTGGTGGAGATCGAGGCGGGCGAGGCAGTGGACCGCACGCCGCTGACGGTCGGCGCCTGGTTGCAGCGGTGGCTTGACGACTACGTGCGGCCAACGCGTCACGCGAAAACGCTTGAGTCGTATGAGATAACGATTCGGGTCCATATCACCCCCCATATCGGCGGACTTGGCCTTCAGGCGTTGACGACCGATCGCGTTCAGCGTCTATACGCCGATCTTCTCACGGCGGGTGTGGGGCGCCGCTCCATCGAGCTTGTGCATCTCCGTCTCCGTCAGGCGTACAACGCGGCGCTGCGCGCGGGCCTGGTCGCGCGCAACCCGGCGGCGTTGGCGACGCCGCCGCGCGCACAGGCGCGGGAAATGGTCATATGGAGCGTTGAGGAGCAGCGACGCTTCCTGGCCGCCGCCGAATCGGCGGTGCTGGGCCGTGGCCCACTCGGCAGCAAGACAGCGCGTATCGGAAGCCGGTTCGGCCCCCTCTGGCACGTCGCCCTCTCGACGGGGATGCGCCGCGGCGAGCTGTTGGGCTTGCGCTGGCGTGATGTCGGATGGACCGAGCGCACCTTGCACGTGCGCCAGTCCGTGACGCAGATACGGGGGAAGCGCGTCTTTGGCGCGCTCAAAGGCGGCAAGCGGCGCCGCGATGTGGCCATCTCCGACCATATCATCAGTGTGCTACGCGCGCACCAGAAAGAACAGCAGCAGCGCCGGGCCGCGCTGGGCGACGCCTGGGAGCAGCACGACCTCGTGTTTCCGAACGAGTACGGCGCGCCGGCGCACGCGCAGTCCCTGCGCCGCGACTACGACCGCCTGACCGTGGCGGCCGGCGTTCCGCGCATCCGTATTAACGACACGCGCCATACCCACATTAGCCATGCCCTCGCGGCCGGCGCCGATATCATGGCCGTGAGCGAGCGCGCTGGCCATTCCCGCCACAGCATTACATGGGACATCTATGGGCACCGCGTTGCCACGCAGCGCGCCGAGGTGGTTGATCGCTACGACGCTCTCCTTTTTGGCCCCCCCCCGACCACGCTTGACGAAGGCGCCACGCCAGAGGCCCCCGGTAAAGCGACTGCCCCCGACCCGCCCCCCGAGGTGTGACGGCGCACACACATCTCTGCGTGTGCGCCTGTACAGCGCACGCGCTTTTTTAGCCGAGTGTGAGACAAAATGTGAGACAGCGCGGAGCAAAGCAAAGCGCTCCTACGATTGATGCTCATCGCGCAGTCTTTTATAGCTCCTGGCATCCCCATCGTATCTAAAAGTGGCACGCAGTGACGCGCGTGCGGATATCGTCGTCTTGCCAGTTGAGCAGGATGACCCATCCCTTGTATCTCACGATACCCTGCCATCGGGTGCCATGTGCTGCCTTTTTTATACTCTGTTCATTGTGCACCGCGTCTGTCCCTGTGTGCATCTGTCTTTCTGTCACTGTATGTCTATCACTGTCATTACATGGCATGGGGTGGAGCAAGCGTGAGACACATTGTGAGACAGCGGGTGGCGCATTGACCCTGTGCCTACTCTGCCTTGTCCTGCCATGGATTGCCATAAACAGTCATAGCAAGACACAAGCCCTTGACAAACGGCTCGATCACCGCTATTGTATGTGTAAGCGCATATTTTAATGAGCTCGTTAAAGGACGGGGGCGCTGATGGCGGGAAGGGATGTGAAGGGTGGAACAAAAACGCGTGGCGCTGTCCGTGACAAGGAACGTGTCGTTGTCAATAACCGGACAGTTGGACGCGACGTGTTGCAAAAATATATTACGGTTGGCGTCCCACTTGCGGCCGAGTTGCTGGATATATCGGAAAGAGGGGTGTGGCGCATGCTGAAGGACGGGCAATTGAAAGGGCGGCGGATCAATGGACGCACCGTCATTGACGTGGACGATATCAAGGCTATGGTCGCGGCGGCGCCTGTGATTGGCGTGACGCCCTCCACGGGTGAGCAGGTTGCCGATGCCAACGGCGCTCCCGGCATGCTGACGCCAGCGTAGATAAGCCGCAAAGAAAAGGCGCGGCCCCTGTTGAGACCAGGAGCCGCGCACAAATACGGAGGAAAGAGAACAGCGATGGTAGCCGAACAGTCTCCGCACCCGATACAGGTAGTATATCAAGGCCCGCATGCCGAACGACGCAAAGAGGGCCGGCTGGTGGTGGTCGCGCCATCCTACGTGGCGCACATACTCCCGATGCGCGATGCGCTCTCGGGGGTTACCGTGCTGGAGGTATCGCTCAAGGAGCCCCCGCGCTGCACCCTGACACTGGCCTGGGGCCGAAATGATGAGCGCCCCAGTGTCGTCTACCTCATCGGCAGACAGCGTCACGCGCGGCAGCCCGACCTATTTCTACAAGCGGCCTTCCTGCGCCACGCCGCGCATCAATGCGCGTGGCAGGCGTACACGCGCCGGGGCTACAGCGATGAGAGCCTATACCACGACGCGCACGCGATGATCGCCGCTGAGCTGCGCGACGTGCAGGAGCGGCGCACGGCGGGGCTGTCGCCCGCTGAGTGCTGTGAGATAGCCGATCTTGATGCTGCGATAGACCGCACGGCCAGCGGCGCGCGACGGGCCGTGGAGGTGCGCTCATGAGCGCCACAGTAGCGGCGACTCCGTGGACGCTGCGCTTTTCGGCGCATCGCCTTCGCAACCAATGGTTCGTCCTAGACCAGTTCCGCCAGACCGCGCGCAGCGACTTCAAGCGCATCAAGGGGTTTGCCACGCGGGAGCAGGCCGAGAAGTCGGCGCGGACCCGCCAGCGGCGCTGGGTGGCCCGTACCGCAGCCAAGAGCGCAGCCGCGCGTACCAGCACTCTGGACGAGCTCGATGTGTTGGACACCCTCGACACCTTTCCGACAGACACGGCAGCCGACCACGCGGCCGAGGTGGCGTACCAGCGCGAACAGGACGCCATCGCAGACTGCGAGCGATGGTGGGTTGGGCAGGCCGAGGAGATGGCCGCAGAACGCGGCGACGGCAACGACGTGGACGCCGGGTGTGAACCGGCGTGGAGCAGGTGATAATGCGTGACTGCGTGTGGTGTAACACAGTGTCGTGGGCGCGTGGCCCGCCCGTCGTTTCATAAAGGTAAACGACGAAGACGGCATAGAACGATAGGCCACAATCAGTCAGTAATTGACTAGTATCAGCAGAAAAAAGGAGTTAACATGACAGCATCATTCCAAGTCCGGCAGGGAGATATCCTTCTCATCAAGGTTGATGCGTTGCCGGAAGCGCCCGCGCGACCAAGCACGCGCGGGAACCACCTATTAGCTCTCGGAGAAACGACAGGGCACGCGCATTATGTGCGCGACCTGGAAGGTGCGATGGTTGAAGCCAACGACACTATGCGCACCTTTGCTCGCAATGAGCACGGCCTGCTGGAGGCACGTGCGCTTGTAGGTGGCCTGCGCATTGGCGGGGCAGGGGCAACGCTGTGGCACGGCACACCGACAGCGGACGTGGTTGGCCCACGTGACGCAGACCACGACCCCATTGGGTTGCCAACGGGCGATTATCTCGTGCTCTGCCCGCGTGAGTACGACGACTCTGCGGAGTTCGTACGCGTCGCTGATTAGTTAATTGAAATAACGACGGCGCAGATGGGTGTGCCTGTAAAGTATGCCCAACTGCGCTGGACGGAAAGGGAGGATGGATAGATGCGCAAAATCGAGTGCCTTACCGCAAGTCAGCAAGCGAAACTCAATGAGTTTACAGAGCAATGGACAAAAATTGGTTTGTGTACCGATGCTACGAATCGTCCCACAGCCGAACGCGGCATTATTGAGAGTTATCGTATTGCCAATTTGCCAGCGCCGCATATTGTCTGGTGCGGATCGCCACTATCCATGGCTGTTACCCGTGCCACAGTGCAGAACGCAAAGACTTCTGTCGTGGGGGCCTCGGTGGGGGCCTCGGTGGGGGCCTCGGTGCGGGCCTCGGTGCGGGACTCGGTGCGGGACTCGGTGTGGGACTCGGTGTGGGCCTCGGTGCGGGCCTCGGTGGGGGCCTCGGTGGGGGCCTCGGTGGGGGCCTCGGTGCGGGACTCGGTGGGGGCCTCG